TTAGAGAGCCAACCCGGCTTTCACTCGCTGGTAGACGATGCCCTTCTGCTCGTGGCCGGCCTGGTAGTAGGCCGTCATTTCCTCGGTCGAATGCCCCATCAGCGCCTGCACATATTCGAGGGCAAACCCCTGTTGCTCGTACAGCCAGGCGCCCAGCGCTCGTAGCTCGTGCACCGTTGGCCGTGCCAGCGGATCCTCGATGTGGTCGTAGGCTCGAGCGGCGTCCCGCGCTTTGCGAAATTCCTTCGTGAGATAGTCCTCGGTGATCGCTGACCAAGAGACCTTGGCCTCGATCTGCTCGCGTCGCCGCGCGCGGGGTCGATAGCGCAGTAGGGTTGGGCCCGCGATCGGGTCGGCGAGGCATTCCTGCACAACCGCGCGGAGGTCGGCGCCCATTTCGATTTCAAGATGTATGGGTGCGCTGTAATTCTCGGTCTTGCCTGGGCTGACGCGAATGACGTTGCTTTCCATATCGACGTCAGTGCGCTGCAGCGTGACCAAGTCCTCGCGGCGCTGCAGGCTGAGCAACGCCAGCCGGATGGCGCGCTTTAGCCAGTCAGGTGTCGTCGGCGCGGCCAGGATCTTCTGGACACCCTCCAGCGTGTGCCGCTGGCGCCGCTTCTCGGATTCCTTTTTCTTGAGCGTCAGCTCAGCCCAGTTACGCTCGGCAAGGCCTTTGGCGACCGCGAAGTCGAAGACCTGGATCATGAGCGCGCGGTGCTTTGTGTACGCGTTGTTCGTGAACTGGTCCAAGTACTCAGCCACTGCGAGCACATCGAGCTGGCCGACCAGCTTCTTGCCAAGGTCCTGTCGGTAACGCTCGAGTTTGATCTGCGTTTCCTTCAGCGTGCTCGCGGCAAGTTTCCGATCCGGCAGGAATTCCGTTTCGAAGCGATCCAGCAGCTTGCGGACCGTTGGCGCCTCCTCGCCGGTGAGCAGCGCCAGAAGCGCTCCGTCGTCAACCATCATCGGCGCGAGGCGCGCGTTAGCCGCGCGGGCGAGCTTGATCGCCTCAGCCAGTGGTTTGTTGATGCTGGTTTTCTTGCCGGTGATGGGGTTGCGGTACTGGTAGTATTTGCCGTTGGGGTAGAGATTTTCCGGCAGGTGCCGGTTCTTGCTGGTGCGCTTACGCGGTGGCATGTCACACCTCAAGCATTTTCGCGAGGAGCGGATCATTCGAACCTAGCAGCGCGGCGTGGAGATTCACGAAGTACAGGCCGCCGCGGATTTCCCCGTCGAGCTCGCCTTCCTCGATCCACTTCTTGATCTGCTGCAGGCTTGGCTTGCCGCCGGCGTAGCGGAGCTTGCGATATTCAGCCGCCTCCATCAGGCGCGGCATGTTGACGGTCATCTGGGCGATTACCTTGGCCATGGCAATAGTCGTCCTCACCGCCGGCGACCGCCGGCAGGCTGTATTGTGTTCCAGGGAGCGGTGGCGGGGCTCTCAGTGGTGGATCAGTGCTTCACCAGCGCCAAGCCGCCCGCCTTGCTGATGATGTTCAGGCGCGAGGCCTCGAAGGTTGGGGATGCCAGCACGCGATGGATGAGCGTTGGCAGCTCCTCTATCAGCTCGGCCGGCATCTGGTTGTAATCGACGCAGTGAAGCGTGTGCAGAATGTCGTAAGCCTCGCGGTCTGGCTTCAGGCCCATCATCTCGATGATGCGGTCCATCGTGCAGATGCTGAAGTGCGAGCCGCTCAGCAACTTCTGCAGGGCGGCTTGAGCCGCTAGTAGCTTGATGGAGGTGCTCATAGCGTTTCCTTTGCAGTCATGACGGCGCGCAGCAACTCGGTTTTGCGGTAGCACTCAGTCGGGAATCCATACTCGCGGCACGCACAGACCTCGTCGCACTCGTTCTCGCGCTGTTCGATCCGCAGGAGACCGTGCTTAACGCCCATGCTCTGAATATCTCCGCCGTCGAACGAGCCGCCCTGGAAAGCGCCGGAGACGATCTCATTAGCGAATGCTCGCAACCGATCAACCCCGGCGCGGAGCTGGTCGCGCTCGCGCTCGGCCACGTCGGCCCGGTGATTGGCTCTCACCAGCTGCTGAGCGTAGGTCGGCGGCTCATACGGATCAGCCGTACCGTTTGCGATGATCGCCGCCATGGCGTCCCAGCACCCTGCGGACTTACCAAGGTCAGCCAGGCGCTCAAAGCGCTCCGCATACCACTGCTCTGTGAAGTTGAGATTGCGCTGCAGCCTATCCCGCTCGGCGGTCACGGCTGACAGGGCGGCGCGAAGCTCGTCGATTTCTGACTGCATGTGCTCAACCAACAGTGTGTCAGGCCAATAACCGGACTCGCTCTTGGGGTAAGCGGCAATGATTCGCTCCCGCCATGTCTGCACCCCTTCCGACTCTGCGGGCTCGGACAGAAGACCGGGCAGTGGCTGGTATCCGTTCCCGTTGGTGCCGTCGAATTGGTTACTCATCGCGGGCTCCTTGGGCGGAAAGGGCGGCGCGGATAAGCCGCTCGCACTCGCTCCGACAAAGCGGAGGGGCAATGTTGCGCATCTCGATCATTGCTGCGTCGATCATTTCCACCAGTCCGCGCTGCTCCGGCTGCGTGGCGGCCTGCGAACTCGCTAAGCGCTCGGTGCGCTGCTGTTCTGTCTCGCCCTCGAACAAGCCCTCATATCGCGGATTGCGCCCGCCGTCCGTCACATGATTGACCAGGGCGGTCTGCGCGGGCCCTATTGCAATAACGCTAAGCTCTGGTAGAGGCTTCAGCGCTACCCGCTCGACTGATCCGTTCGCGCCAGCCCACACACGCGCCAGGCTTTCAACACCAAAATGGCAGGCGCTGCCGAACCTGTTCACCGCCCGATACACAATCAGCTCATCATGAGCCGGGCGTCCGTGCGCCGGGCATGGATAACGAAGCGACCCGTCACCACTGGGGCAAGAGCATTCCGGCTCGACCTGCCCGCCAAGTGCGCAACTGATTCGCTTGAAGAGATCGCTTCCGACGCGATGGATTTCCTCCTCGTGCTTCTCGGCGCGCATGAACTGGGCATGCACCGGTTTGAGGTAGTCGTGACACTCGGTCAACAGCGAGCGCATCGATTCGAGCTGGGCCTGCAGGAGAGCAGGGGGCTGGGTAGCGGTCATTGGTCACCTCGCCGCGTAGGCGGATACGGTTGATGTGGGATACTCGGGGCACGCCGCGCCCTGGTCAGCGCATCAGGCACGGATAGCTGGCTGGGGTTGCTGGCGCCACGCGCCGACCAGATCGAGGATCCGGTCAGCCTGGGCTTCGGTGAGGGATACGGGGTTTGGAATGGCTATCCACCCAGAGGCGACCAGATGCTGGGGATTGCATCCGTCGCGCATATCGCAGTAGCAGGTTTCGATGACGTCGGTCAGGTGCTCGGCTAGGTAGATGCCATCCGGCGCCGCCTCTGCGCTTTTCATGTAGCGCTGGCCGTTCTGGTCGATGCACAGCGCGGCAAGGTAGATCGACCAACGATGCGGGACGTCGCAGATGGCATCGGCCAAGGCGTGGCTCGCGGCGATCCGCTTGGCGGACTTCCAATTGACCATGCACTGCACGCCGCTTGGGTCGATATTGACGACGGCAACGTGGTTGGCGCGCAGTAGCGACCGGCAGGCCCGCTCCAGGCGCGCGCGGCGGTTGTGAGGCTTGCGGGTCATGCTGCGGCCTCGCCCGGTGAAACACGCTTGAACTCGACGACCCAGACCCAGGGGTTGGCAGCCCAACCGCCTTCGCCGTTGATGCTGTTCCAAACCCAAGCAAACGCGGTGATCGCCGACTTCGACGTGACCTGTCCTTGCTCGTCGTGTCCGCAGTGGAAACGACCACATGGGAGCGGGGAGATGCCTTCGTTCCTGGCCTGCTCCTCGCTGACGTGCTGCAAGCGCTCGACGCGCACGTCGGTGATCTCCAGAAGGATGCGGCAGGCCCACCGAGGCATGTGGATGGACGGTTTGTATCCAACGTCCTTACGGCCAACGTCGTGCGGTCGGTCGGCGCGGTAATGAATCGCGGCGAATTTCTCGTCGCCGTAGACGGCAAACGTCTCGCGCACCCAGAGGCGATCACCAGGCCGCCCGAACGGCGACACGATGACGTCGTACTCGAACTTGCCGGAATCAGGGTAAATCTCGCGCCGGATCAACAGTCCAAACTTTCCCTTCTTCGGGTGCGCACTGGTGATGGTGGCCATCGGGTTCTTCGGGTCGGCGATATGCCAGTCATTGGCCATCTGGTTCTTCAGCGGGCGGCGCGTCACCGTCTTGCGACCTTCCAGGATGGCGCGGACCATCTCGCCGTTGAACAGGATCGGGCGTTCCGTGGTGCCCGGCACGGGCTGCGTCTTGCCGTTCATGCTGCCTGCTCCTCGTAGGTGATCACGCCGCTGGCACCTTGGTCGGCGTCGTTGGCGATGGTGATGAGCTGCCGCGCCATCTGGCGCAGCTCGGCAGGTGTGGCGTAGCCATTGACTGTGAGAATCGGTGAGTCGTAGGTGATCGCTACGATAGGAAGCGAGCGGTGAGGGCGCTCGTGGACAGCGGTGATGGCCTGGATGTTTGCTGGTGCAGGATGCTGCGCGCAGCGGATACACCGGCACGCCGAGATCAGCGCGCCGGTTGTACGGCAATAGGTTGGGCGTGAGCTGGGCACGGTGGTACCTCGCCAGTGGCGTTCATGGATAGGGTCTGAAAGGCGATGACCAGCCTGTTCCGGCAAGCCATCTGGGCGTCTGAGGGGGCTTCCGGTCAGGTGAGCTCGAACTGCTGCTGACGCTTGAGCGGGACCGGAGGCTTCGCTGCTGGTGCTGTTGTGCCGTGGTCTTTGAGGAAGCGCTGCGCAAGTTGCCGCAGTTGGTTCTCGCCGATATCGCGACGTTCGATCAGGTGCTCGCCGGGGTTGCGGACGCCTTCGTAGCGGTAGAGGTAGCCGCCCGGTGTGCTGGCTATAGCCGAGAGCTTTGCGCGGTAGGGGCTAGTGGAGTTCGCAGCGGGAAGAATCGACGCCATAAACTATCCTAGCTAGTCCGAAATGGGCTGGAATAAGGGAGCGTGACAATGAAGGTGTTCAGTCAGTTTTCAGAGAATGGAGTAGACGTGTCGTTAGTACCTGGCCCTGCAGGTGGCTGGGATATCGCGTCTGTTCATATCCACGGCACGGAGGTTCCTCCTACACGAAAGGGAGAATTCGAAACTGAACAGGAAGCCAAGGACGCCGCTCTAGCGCGGGCCGCAGCATTTGCAAAAGAGCAAAATATCCGGCCGCTTCGATGACTAGTTGCCAAGCTTTAAGCGGCGTGCTTGTCGAGTTTTGAGGTTCGCCAAGGATTGTTCGCTGCAGCGATCGCCGCCATCGGCGGCGGGCTTACGCTGTTGCCGCACATGTGAACCTGCTCCGACTTGGTGAATCGGCGGCCGTCGTGGCCACGGTCGATGACGTAGTTCGGCGGGAAGCCCTGGGCCGCATACAACTCATGCGGCTGGAGCATGCGCAGGCAGATGTCGACGATCACGTAGGGGGCGCCGCCGATCCAGACCGTGACCAGTGCCAGGCGATCCTTGGTGGTGATGGTGGGTAGTGGCGCGCCAGGTGACGACAGGTTGTCCGTGCCGTAGTAGCTCATCAGGAAGGCCGCGCAGCGCAGGGCTCCTTCCTCAACCTCTGGCGAGAGCGTGCAACGCACCAGGGCGTGATGCTCGGCGCCAGCCGTCAGCGTCGGCACTGGCTCGCTCATCCCGCGACCGCTGCAGTTCTTGCGCAGGGTCACCAGGTGGGCGGTCACCAGCTGCTGCTGGCTGCCCTTATTGGTGACGGTGGTCATGGGATCATCGAGCGGCTTGGAGTGCGTGGTGTTGAAGCCGCCATTGGCTTGGGCCAGAAAAGCGGTCGCCAGCGCGTGCTTGATGCCGCCCGCCACTACGGTGCCCAGTGGTTTGTCCATGCCCGGCACGCGCGGGGCCTGGCCGGCTCGCTCGCCGTAGCCAACCTGTACCAAGGTCGGCGTTGCAAGGGCCAACTCGCCGCGGTTTGCCGCCGTGACTGTGCGGAATGGATCCTCAAGACTGTGTAACCGATCGGCGCCCTGGTGAGTTACCGGAACGATGAACGGCTGGGCTTTCTCCAGCACCTCGCGCTGGATGCCTTTGGCGATGCGCCGCATCGTCGCTTCTGCCAACGGCTTCTTACGCTCAAAGATCGACTGCCCGGGGATCGACCAGTCGATGCACTCCGCGGCGGTGCGCCACTTCTTCTGTCCATTGCGCGGCTTCTCAGCGTGAGTTGGCTCCGGCCAGACGATGGGCTCGCCATCGCGCCGTGCGACCAGGAACAGCCGCTCCCTGCTAGTGGGCGCGCCATAGTCGCAGGCCCGGAGAATGCGATGCTCCACGGTGTAGCCAAGCGCCTGCAGGCTGGCGAGGAAGGTACGCCAGGTGCGGCCCTTGTGGCGTTGGTCTGGTACCAGGAATTGCTCGTTTCGCGGCACGCGCTCACCCGGCTCGGCGACCATCCCGTCCAGCTTCATTACCCGGCCGGTGGCCTTGCAGCGTTTGGCAACGAGAGGACCCCACTGGCGGATCTGTTTGACGTTCTCGAGGCTGATGATGCGTGGCCGAGCGATGCCCGCCCACTTGGTCACTACCCAAGAGAGGTCGCGGATCTCCTTTTTGCGAGGTTGCCCTCCGGCCGCCTGGCTGTGGTGCGTGCAGTCGGGGCTGGCATGGAACCAGCCGACCTGCCGCCCGGCCAGCACCTGGACTGGATCAACCTCCCAGACGTCCGTCTGCAGGTGCAGGGCGCCCGGGTGGTTGGCTTCGTGCATGCTGATCGCTGCGGGGTTGTGGTTGACGGCGATGTGCACCGGTCGGCCGAGGCCCATCTCGAGGCCGGTGCTGGCGCCGCCGCCGCCGGCGAACAGGTCGACGTTGATCTCCTCATCCTGCTCGGCCAAAGGAAGGGAGTACTGGGTGCGGAAATCCAAGGCGTGCGGTTGTCTTAATTCGGACATAGCAAATCCTTTCGCCTAGTGGCGTTTTGAAATCATGTCGGGGTAGGGTTTGAGATGCCGGCATGGGTGCCGGTGCCAATGCAAGGAGACAGGATGAGCAACCAAGCCCAAGTCGATGCCCTGGAGCATCTGCTGATCGCAATCTTCCGTAAGAACAGAATGAGTCTTCTCGCCGAGCCTGCTTTCGAGGCGGCGCTAAGTTCGATTATGGGAAGCGACGGTCCTGGCGGGCCTGAACAGAAAGGTGCAGCAGCGGACTACCTGAATGAGCTCAAGCAGCGCGTTATCGAGCGATGAACGGATACTGCGAAGGAGGCTTTACCGGCGAGCCATCGACTGGCACCAATCCATCGGCGCCACTTTTTGGCCTTGCCGGTGCGCCGGTGAATCATTGGCGCTCGCTCGATGATGTAGCCGCGCCAGAGCCAGTTTGGGCTGCCTGGATGTGCTGGGGTTGCTGAGTAACACACAGAAGATTGCCTTTAGCCTGATGGCGTCTTGAGATGCTCTAGGGTTACGTTCTAAAGACCAACAAGCCGGCGTGGAGGGACAAACGAATGCTCAGGCTACCAATCGATAAACCCGGAAGCGTTACTCATGAATACCGTGGCGAAACGCTCCGGATAGCTTTCAGGTACCCATCTGACTCGGATATTCCCAATGGAGTAATCATTGCTCCCGAGCACCAGCCACCACAGAGCGGCCTTGGGCGAAAGGAGCTAGTTATCTATGACCTCTTTGAAGGCAAGTGGACTTCCTACTGGGACGCGGTCGACGCCGGCATCGCCAGAGCTGAAGCCTTTGTCGATGCTAACTGGATAGAGGATTAATGCAGTCTGGGAAAAGCTGGCGACATGACAGCCCAGACAGTCCAGTCCTCCCTTCATGCCGCATCTGCTTTTTGCTCTGCCTCAAGCATTTCAAACAGATCCGGCATGCCCATCTCTCGCGCGGCTGCCGCGCAGTAGGCCGCGCCGTCCAGGAAGTAGGACGGGGACAGCTCGCAGCCGTAGCCGCGGCGGCGCATGCGGATGGAGCAGTAGGGTACGGTCATGAGGCCGCCGAAAGGGTCGTAGACCGTTTCGCCCTGCATGCTGTACTGCTCGATGCAGCGCTCGACGATGTCGAACTGCAGCGGGCAGAGGTGCTGTTCCTTGCCCTTTGCCGCTTGAGTGCTGTTGAGGGTGCGCATTCGAGTGATGTCGGTCCAGACGTCCGGGTGCCAGCTCTGCGGCTGCAGTAGCATGAAGGTGGTCGGCAGCCAGCCTGACTTGTCGACGGCTTCGGCGATGGTGACGTCGTGGCGGAAGTCGTAGACGTTCTCCAGGCTGTGACGCTTGAAAATCTGGAAGATCGCGGCCTGGTCGAGCCCCTCCAGCTCAGCTGGCGTCAGCGGCCGGTTACCGCTCGAGCGCATAAAACCGTGCGCATCGAACTGCCAGCGCGGCCGGGTATAGCTCGCCTTGTCCTTGACCACCGGCACGTCCGCATAGCCGTTGCTGCGATCACTCGGAGCCTTGCGGAAGATGAGCATGTACTCAGGCATGCCGGCGCCCATGCGGGAGCCGTCCTTGCATTGCTCGGTCCAGCCTAGGCGGTAGGTCTGGTTGTTCTCTCGGACAACGTCCGTGACGATGGTCTTCCGCGCGATGAAGGCGAAACCGTGCTTGATGAAGGCCTGGACGCATTCGTCGCTGAAGGGCTGAACCGTCTGGAAGCCGAAGCCGTTGATGCCACCTGGTGTGATGCGGTCCTTCACATGGATGGCGGCGACCCGGCCAGGCTGCAGCACCCGATGCAACTCGGGGATGAGGTAGTCCATCTGCTGCCAGAAGTGGACGTTGTCGTCGGTGTGGCCGAAGTCGTTGTAGCTGGGGCTGTATTCGTACTGCGTGCTGAAGGGGATGCTGGTGACGATCAGCTGCACGCTGTCGCTGGCCATGCGCTGCGTTTCCAGCACGCAGTCGTTGTTCACCACCGTGTAGCCATCGCCGGATGCCTCAACCCGCTCGACGCCGAGCGAGCGGGCGAGCTTGCTGGCCATGGCGGCGTGCGCCAGGCCGAAGTCCTTGATGATTGCGCTCATTTTGTCTGCCATCTGCTGGTGCTGGGCCCATTTGCGCTCCAGCTGCCGGCGCACGTCGCGCTCGGCCTCGGTATAGATCAGGTCGATGCGCACGCGACGCTTTTGACCGAAGCGCTGGATGCGGTGCACCGCCTGGATGAAGTCGCGGAATTTGAAGCCAATGCCGAGGAACACCGCCTGGTGGCAGTGCCGCTGGAAATTGCAGCCAGCGCCGGCGATCACCGGCTTGGCGGCAAGCTCGGCGAACTTGCCGTCGGAGAAATCGACGATGGCCTGCTCGCGCTCGTCCAGGTCCTGGGCGCCATAGACGCTGACCACATCCGGTACCGCCGCTTCGATCGCATGGCGCTCGGCCTCGAGGTCGTGCCAGATGATCCGGTGGGCTGTGGGATTGAGCGCGCGTATCTCCTGCAGCTTGGCGATACGTGCCGACAGGCTCTCGCGTTTCTCCCGAGCGGCATCGACTACGCCGATCGCGGCGTTGCTGAATAGGCGGCCCTGGCCGTCTTTTTCGGTGCCGGCCTGGGTGTGATCGCTCGGTAGCTCGTGCCAGTGCACATCCAGGTAGGGCAGCTGGTAGCCGTAGTCGTCGAAGCCCAAGTCGGATGGCTTCTGGACGAAGAGTGCCCAGCTCGCCACCCAGAGCCAGAACTCCTCTTCCTTGTGCGGGTGAAGGGTCAGCTGGTCGGCCTTCTCGCTGTTGCGGCGGAAGAAGCGCGTCTTCGCCGCAGCGACATCCATGATGCCGAGATAGGCCGCGTAGGCGAGCAGCTCGATGTAGTCGTTGGGGCTTGGTGTCGCCGTGGCGACGAAGCGGTACCGGATCCCTTCGGTGCGCACGCCTGCGTCGCGGTCGTCGCCGGCGAACAGCTTCATAAACTCGCGGAAGGTCTTGCTACCGCCGAAGCCCCTGAGGCAGTCCGCTTCGTCCAGGCTGGTGGCGTCGAACAAGCGCGGATCGAGCTTGCCGTCGCGCACCGTCTCGTAGTTCGTGAGATAGACGCCGGTGGGGTCGGCCTCTTCGATGCGTCGGATGAACTTCGGTGGTTCTGCCCAGCCCAGGCGCTCAACTGCATCGCGGCGGAATTCCTGCCGTACGCCCAGCGGGATGACGATCAGCCCGCGGCCATTCGCCTGCTCCGCGGCAAGCCGTACCGTTTCCAGCTGGATGACCGTCTTGTGCAAGCCGAACGAGGCGAAGAGGGCGCGCCGGCCTCCCTCGAGCAGCCACGGCACGATGGCGCGGCAATGGGGCTTCATGCCTCGGTTGACCAGGTTCTGATCGACCGTGAAGCCGTGCGCGGGCGCAACGCAGACTTTGCGTTGGAGAAATTCTTGATAGGCGGACATGGGTGCTCCGGAGTGCTGGCGCGGTAATGGCGCGCCCTGCAGAATCCCCAGACGGGGAGAACCAGATGAAGATAAAGATGGTGAAGCAACCGGACCCGAGGACTGGGTGCGGTGTGGCGGTGTTTGGGATGTTGACCAATCGGAGCTTCGATAAGGCGCTAGCCCACCTGCTCACCAGGCGCGGTAGATGGATCAGCCACACCAACCACAACATGACCGTCGACCAAATGGAGGCGGCTTTGCGCTATGAGTTCGGTAAGCAGGTGGTTACGCGATACCGCTTTGATCGGCAGCCGTGGTGCGCCGTCTATGTGGTTTATCAGGAACGCTGGCGCCATTGGCTAGCGTGGGATGGCAAGCAGTTTTTCGATCCGCTCAGCCGGGGTGGGCCTACGAAGACGATCCGGCGCAAGATCACCCGGGTTGTCACGACCAGGGCTCAGTCAAACCCGTAGGAGAAGTCATCCGGTTCGCAATCGATGACCAGCGTGGCGTTGCCGAAGTAGAGGGACGCCAGCATGCGCTCCCATTCAGAATAGATTTGCATGTCGACGGCCACCTTCTTCTCGTCCAGCTTCGCCGAGTAGACTGATCCTAACTTCTCGCTCGGCCGCCAGCGGTCGCTGGTTTCGCGCGTGCCGGTAATCGAGACATGAACCGCATGCTTCAACTCGTAGCTACTGCGGCTGATGCTGTCCAGGCTGGACAGGTAGGAGCGCTCGGAGCGGCGGCTATCCGGCTCAGGGTCGAAATAGATATGCAGGAACTCGCCGGAGCCGATGGAGCCGTCCTCGAAACGGATTTCCGGGCGCCCCCAATGTTCCTCGGCGGCCTTCTCCTTGTTGTCCTCGATGAACGCTTCGAGCAGCTTGCGCAGCGACACCTCGCCCGCCACGAAATCGTTCGACAGCACCTCGTCGATCGCTGCGTTGGCCTTGACCATCAGCGTCTCGGAAACGGCTGCGGCTTCCCAGCGCTGGCGTAGCGACTCGGCCACCAGGGCGTTGTAACGGGTCAGCTCGAACATGTCGGATACGTTAGCGGGCAATGCCTCCTTCACGGCCTCCTTGATGGCCTTGCCGAAGTCGCCGTAACCGCGGAACGCGTCGTCGACTACCTCCTTGAACATCTTGTCGATGCCGGCATCGATCAGCTCCCGCGGGCGATCAGAGGCGGCGTATTCGCTGACGCGCTGGGCGAGAAGCTGCTGCAGGGTTTGTTCGGTCATGGTTGCGTCCTTTGCTGGGGAGTGACTGGCGCCGGTTTGTCAGGCGTTGAGGCCGATCACCACGCCGCCTTTCTGCTGCGCGCGGTCTTCGATGATCAGCTGTTGGTCAACGGTGTAGAGCGGGTTGCAGGTGGTGCAGTGGCCGGCGACTTCAATAGCGGCGACCTGCAGGGCGTTTCCGCTGTGGTCGCGCAGGCAGTTCGGACAGCTACTGTCAGCGCCGGGGCAGCAGGCGCCGGCCGCTTTCTCTGTGTGGTGGGAGTCGCCGCAGCACGGGCAAATCCACACCTCGTAGGGCTCGGGTTTGCAGCAATCCTCTGCGGCGAAGCTGCTGGCATGAACCTCATCGCAACTGCCGCAGGCCCATGCCTTGGTGATGGTCTGTGTCGTCATGGCGGCTCCTGCTACGCGGCGGGAATAGGCACTTCGGGGTTGCCGTTGTGCATCGGCGCAACGACTCCTTCGCGCTCCATCCGCTCGACCAGCCGCGCGGCGCGGTTGTAGCCGATGAGGAGCTTGCGCTGAACGCTGGTAATGCTGCCGCGCCCGGTGCTCCGCACGTGTTCGACCGCCTGGATATAGAGCGGATCATCCGGCTCGACATCGCTTGCCCCGGCCTTGGCTTCGCACGGACGCCGGTCGCTACCGGCCTGCTTCAATTGGTCCGCCAGCTGGCGAGGGATCTGGCGGATGGTGAGCGTGTCCCGTGCCTGGTCGAACTCGACCCGCCCGCCCAGCAGGCGCGCCTCAAAGCTGATCGACAGCCCCTCGGCGCGCGCCGTGAAGCGCTTGAACTGGTTCAGCGTGCGCTTGTCCGGCGGGATCTCCGGCGACAGGCCGTAATCCTTGCTGCGGATGAACTGGGCGAAGGCTTTGGGATGTTCGTCATCGATCAACGCGGAGAGCTCGTCCAGGGTGACGAGCCCGCCGATCTTGGCCTGGCCCGTAGCGTAGTCGGCCAGCGCCGTGGTTTTCTCCCGCGCGGCTTCCTCGGGTAGGTCTTCGCTCTCCACGTAATCGCTAAAGGCCTTGAGCAGGGTGCGCGTTTCACCCGGGGAGTCGATGCCTTCCTTCACGCCAATGAAGTCACGAAAGGCACTGGAGGCCCGCCGGCCCCCCTTGGCCGCGAGAATCGAGATGTACTGGCGTGAGGCTGGATTGTTTTGCCACTCGGTGAGATTGATTCGCGCGGCAAAAGCCAAGGCACCGGTGTCGACGTGCCTCACCACGCTGGCGCGCAGGTCGTCTTCCAGCAGCACCGTTTCGGCTTCCTGCAGCAATGCCAGGAAGAGGTAGTCGGTCAGGCCTTGCCGGTAATGAGCGATCAGCAACGGTCCGCCAGCGGCGAGGCTGGACTCGTCCAGCAGCCACTGCAGATGCTGCGCCGCGGTTGCGGTGAAGTTGATGAACGTTTCGCCGCCGGCCAGGTACTGAGCAAGCCATCTGCGCAAAGGGTAAGCCCCCGACTCCTCATGGAAGTAGCCCCAGGCCTTGCCGGTTTTGGCGTTGTAGGTGGCGCCGAGTTCGACGGTGAGATTGTCGCGGCCGGGGCTGTCTGGCAGCTCCTTGGCCGCTTTGGTGAATACTGAAGGCGAGCCATCGGGCTTCTTGTCGATGCGGTGGACCACCGCGTGCAGAACGGGCATGTGAACCTCGAAACGTGACAGGGCGGCGTGACAGCCACGCCGGCAGATCAGGGGAGGTGAATCAGCGCGTCGAGGCTGGTGTCGTCCAGCTTGCTGGCGCCGTGGATGAGGCGGGTGATCAGGTCCTGCGGCTCTTCTATGCCAGCGCGGGCCATGGTGGCGCTCAGCACCTGGTCGGTGCCTTTGAAGAGATCGAGCTTGATCGAGCGGGACAGCAAGCGGGCCAGGCGCTCTTCTTCAGCCAGGCGATCACGCTCGCGCTTATCCCTCTGGCGCTCGGTTGCGGTTTTGGCCATGGGCTTCTCTGCAGGGGGGATGAGTTGGACTGGCGCCCATCAGGCACGGCAGCGGCCTGGATCGCGCAGCGCAATGCCGTTCTTTGCGGCGATCTGCTCGACAGCGACAGTGTTGAGCCGAAGGCCATCGCGCTTGAGGGCCTGCATGATTTCGGTGGATGACCGGTGGATGGGGCCAAGGTCCGTTTCCACCATGGCGAGCGCGCGGATGCGGTCAGCGAGTTCGATCTGCTGGCGCTCGTACTCGCGACGCGCCTGGCGATTGCGGGTGATGCCGGTGTTCCAGCTGGTAGCGCGGTGCGGAGCGCGCTCGGTATGCGGGACCTCCTGAATGCTCCCGCCGCCGGCGAGGTAGGCACCGACCTTCAGCAGAAGGTTGCGGCGATCGCTTTCCCGTGAAGGCGCCGTGGGCAGGTTGAGCGTGGTGAGGTGGTGCATGGCGAACTCCTCAGTGGAAGGCGCGATACTCGCCGCGCTCGAGCAGACGGGCGGCGATGCGGGCATCGGCATAGTTCTGCCGGTACGCCAGTACCCGGCCTGTTTCGGCATCCAGCAGACGGATCATCTGGCGGCCGGCGATGTGAATGCGCACGTGGCGCGGGCGCACGCCTTGAGGTAGGCGCTGGTAGCAGGCCTGGCGCGCTTGTTCGCTGCGCGCCAGCAGGGCGGAGAGGCCGGCCAGCTGCCGGCGGGTGGACTCGATCATGTTCATCGTGACGCTCCGTGCGGATGAAGGAGAGGGCCCGTGACGGGGGCCGGGCGGCCATCCCCCGAGCTGGCAACGCTTCAGGTGATACTCGTGGATGGCAGCAGGTGTTTTCGTGTCGGCACACCGCCTGCTGGCGCCGTCCGGTTTATCCCGTAGGCCCGCCCGGCGCGGGAGTGGCTTCCCGGATGCGCCTGTTACCAGGCGCATCGAGGAAATCGAGGCCGGTCTTTCCCGGCTGCCATCCAAGGTCCGGCTTGGAAACCGCTCCCTCGCCGCTGCTGATTGCGGGTTGGAAAGTCATCGGTCGTTTGGCGGCGGGCTTCCCTGTTCACGCGCCTTGATCAGCGTTGGCGCATGGTCATCGGGCCTATACAACCTGCTGCGTACAGCCCTGGTGCCTGGTGAATGAGGCACGCAACAGGAGGTCCGGCGCCCCTCATGGCCGAGGCTCGGGGCGCTAGTTCGAAGTGATGGCCGGCGGCCAGCTCACCACTGCCCAGGTGACGGGCTTTGCGCTAGGCTGAGCGCTCTCACACAACACAGCCAGCAAAGGGAGGGCGGAGCCTTGGCAGTCTCCGTAATTGCTAAGTTCATCGCGGATGAGTGGTTCAAGATCATGGCGATCCTGTGTTTTGTGGTGCTGATGGCAGCACTCACCCTTGAGCTGAAAATCGATAACATCCTGGTCGCGCTGCTGGCCTGTGCCGGTATCTTTTTCGGTTTGGCCGAGATGGCATTCCGCCCATACCGGGAGGAGATCATCGAGCACCCTTACGGGGTCGGGCTGGCGAAGCTCACCGGTAGACCCCGGCGCGTGAACGCCTCGGGCTGCATACTGGTTGCGATCTCTTGTGTGCTCGTCGCCGCCGGTGCCTGGCGCGGCTGGATACTGCTTTCCTCAGGCCTCTAGCGCCGGCTCGCCCTGCGCTGGTGATTCACCAACTCTCCGCAGCGCCCTGAGCCAGGGCGCTCTGGAGAGCATGCGGCCCGCGCGATACGGGCCGTACTCTTTCCACGCTCACCTACTGGGCTCTCGCGTGGTTCCTTCGTTCTGGCTGTCCGTTCAGGGTTACGCGCCATCCTGGGGGCATTGCTTCGCCGCTTCGCACTGTGCCGGTACTGCGCCTCATCTTGGCTCCGGCAGGGAGTGCTAACTGCGCGTCCCGGTTGCTGCTGATTCCAGATGCGTCAGCAGGCCGAGCCGGCATGGTCACCAGAGCCATGCGTGGAGCGGGGTTCACCCGCCTATAGCAGTCGTGTTTTGCCTCCGTCGCTCACCCGCAAGTGCGGGTGTCGGGACTGCGGAGGGATCGAGGTTGTTAAAGAGCGTGTGGTTGATGTTTTCTCAACCCGTGGAGCAAATATCAACCAGCGGTTGATGAATGTCAACAGCTGGTTGATGTTCTGGTTGGCGACTGGCGCCGTCGTTATGCTCGGGCTGGAGCAGGGGAGGCCTCTATGCGATGGATGTGCACGCTTTTTCTCGCCGCCTGCAGTGCGCAGGCGGCCATCTACCAATGCCCGCAGCCGGACGGCCGCGTTGCGTTTACCGACCGGCCTTGTGACGGCGCGGCGGAAAGCCCGGGCAGGAAAATCGAGGTGCAGGCGCCGCCTGTCACAACGCCGCCGGCCGACGATGCGTCTGACTCGAAGTGGGAAGAGGCGCGGCGGTTCCGCTTCGTGGAGATCCCGGCGGTCGAACGGGAGGCGGCCGCTTTGATGGCCAGCCCAGAACCGGCGAAGCAGGCGTTGGGGCGCGAAATGGCCTGGCAGGCGCAGCTCGGCAAGGAAGCATTCGAGCGCCTGGAAAGGGCGCGCAAGGCACGTGAGGAGATCAATCAGCGATATGGACGCGCGATCAAAGACCTGGGCGGCAGGTAGCGCCCTTGCATTGCTGTTGCTGGCGCAGCCGGCCAGCTCAGCCATCTACAAGTGCACAGGCCCGGACGGGAAGCTGCAGTTTGCCGACAAGCCTTGCGGCGGGCTCGATTCGGCCGCTGAGCAGCTGATAGAAGTAGCGCCGGCACAATCGGCGGGGAACCTTGGCGTATCGAAAGAGCAGCAGGAGGTTTGGTCGCGCCAGCGGCAGCGTGCTGATCGGCCTCGGCCAGCCGCCCCGGCCGCCGGCCGAAATTTTTGCAGGAGCTACAGTAGCACCGAACTGCGCTCGATCGTGATCAGCAATGGCGTGCAGCAGGGTATGACCAAAGGCTCAGTGCAGCAGGCCTGGGGAGCGCCTACGGTCGTGAACGGTGGGCGGCTGGAGCAGTGGGTGTACCGTTGGCCGCGCTCGACGTCGTATGTGTATTTCGTAGGCGGGTGCGTTTACTTGGTTGAGGGTGGGTATGGGCGGTGACGCACACGTGCGCCGTTGCGGGATAAACGATGGCAACCATCGCTTAAAGTTGCTATCTATAAGGACATAAGGGATTATCCGCGCCGGCTGGCTTGCGACGCAGCCTTTTACGGGAGAGCGCTTATGTTCGGTCTTTTTTCCAAGAAAGCCGATGAAGAAAAGAAGGTCGCCGACTCCATTCGAGCCCTAAAAACACTCCGGGTATCGAAGCGCGGCGGAATTTCACTCGATTCGATAGAGATCCTTGAGAGCAAGAGCTTTATCGAAGCAAGCAAGAAAGCGAAGCTGATCGTGAATGGGTGATGGGGCTTCTTCTCATACTGCCCATTCTCGTAAGCGGGTACATCTTCTGTAACGGTAGCGTCTACCGACAAGCCACGATCAACAAGTACGAGGGCCAGCTGCTTTACCTGCTGGTGGCCAAGATCGGGCTGTTCCTGTTCATTGGTGGCGCAGTGCTGAGCTCATTGCTGATCTACCTGAGCAAGCACGCGTACTTCGATGCTTTCAATCTTGACTATCTGAAGCTCGTCAGGGCATTTCTTGTGCGCAACGGGATTGCCGAGGGCGAGAGTGCACCGCTGTGGGCCTTCCTGGCGCAGGCCTCATTCATCTCCTTCGCTCTGGCCTTTGTGTGCCCACGCCTTTACGTGTTGTGGATTCGCTGCCGACATCGCCTGTCATCTGCCCAAGCCAAAGCCTTTATCCTGCACGAAAGGGTGCCGAATCGACCGATAACTGAACAGCTTCTGGCCTCCCTGATTGATGACTCAAGCCTGTACATGTTCTCGATGGATGATCGGAAGGTCTACGTGGGGAGGGTGTCGTCGGTAGGGGAGCCACACGAAACGGCTGGGCTCGATGAAGACTTTGAAATCGTGCCCACCATGAGCGGCTACCGCGACAAAGACACGCTCAAGGTGACGTACACCACCGATTACTCGGCTGTGGTCGATCAGCTCAAGGGAAAGGGGCGGAGCTTCGGATTCACTATTCTTCTGTCGCAGAAGAACATCGTCTCCATGAGCCGGTTCGAGGCGCAAGTCTGGAACGAGTTCAAGGCTCGACAGGATGCCGAGGCGGCTAAAGCGAAGCCGCGCCGCAGGTACGGCCGGCAAGCCTGAGGCTGACGGCCGTTGCAGTTGTCTGCATTCACGCGCAGCGGTCGCGCCACCAGGCTACGGTGCGGCTAGCCAGCTCGCCAGAGTCGCCCGCCTCGATCACCTCGATTCCTGTGGCGCGGATGCGCTCTAGCTGCCTGCGTGTGGCTGCCTCGTGCTTGCGGAGCTCGATCTTTGTCAGACCGCTCTCGCTGCCCGGTACCAGGACTGAAATCGCAGCCGCTTGGCGGTCTGAGTTGCTGCGGATCAGGTTCAGGTCGGCCGAAGCCTGCAGGAGGTTGTTCTCCACGACCAGCGGACTCTTGTACCAGGCCGATACGATGGTGCCGGAGGCTGTAGAGCTCAGAAGCGGGACGTCCATTTCGATCCGGTGGCCGCTATTGCGAAGCTGGAGCTGGAAGCGCTCGGTCTGGATTATCCGCGAGGCCTGCATGTGCATGCGTTGTTTCATCACGTCGAAGACCCCCGCGCGCAACTTCGGCGTGGATTGATAGCGGAAGGCGTAGTCCTGCGCGCCTGGCTTCGGCCGCGCCAGGGTTACGACGTCGTGGAAGAATTCATCCACCACCGCCTCGGGACTTTCGCCGGCGGCATACAGGGGCTGGCTCAGGCGGATGGTATCGCTCAACTGGCTTGGCAGGTCGACGCCAACCTCCATGATCGAGGCTTCGATGTCGTGGAAGAGGTGCGCCAAGTCGTTGTGGTCGATGCGGTTGTCGAAGAGGCACTTTATGCGATCGAAGCTTTCAAGCATGCGCACTTCGACCTTGCCGGCATAGGTGAAGACCACGCCGACGTTGAAGTACTCGCCGGCGTCCTCATCGAGGCAAACGCTAATGGTGCGCCAGTCGCCCTGGACGCCAGAGGCGCTGGAGCGCGGCTCGCTCAACCGGGAGCGAAGACGAGAGGCGACTGCGTTCATATGACGTGCCCTGCGGCCTTGGCGTAGGAGATGGGGTCCAGCAAATCTTGAAGCAATTGGATGATGGCGTCGATGTCGAGTTGCTCATCCAAGAACTCGGCCAGCACCTGGCGCGCGGCCGCTTCGCCTTCCTGGCGAAAGGTAACCGCGAAGCAATTGTAAGCGAAGATCTTCGCGCTGGAATTCGGCAGCAGGTCACTCCACTCAGGGTTGTGCAGCTCGATCAAGGCCTCCAGTTTGTTGACGCATGGCATGGGGGTGGCCCCTATGGCGCCCGGCTTCCAGTTGGGGAAGTTGAGGATGCGACCGTGGTCAATCACTGTGAGCTCATTGGGGCCGGACGCAAGCAGGTTTCCGGGATTGCGGTCCGAATTGAGCAACCAGCCATCAAACGCAATGACTCGTGGCGAATCCTGATTCCTGGCGAGCTCGTTCGACAGGCGCTTGAGGCGTCGGTCATGCAATGAGCCGAGCTGCCCGCCTTTGAGGTGCACCTGTTTGAGGTTGGGATGGACCATGTCCTGGCTGAACCAGCAGAGATAATCCTCCTGCCTTGCGCCGCAGGCGGTCAGGTCCAGCGCCGACCGAAGGGCCTGCGGGATCTGGTCGCGCTGAAGGAGGATGATGCCTGCCACCGCAGGCACCTTCAGCCCGCAACCCTTGGCGAGGACATAGCCCAGTGCTTCGTTGATGATTTCCTGGTTTGCTACCACGGCGCCGGTGGCCGGGCACGCTATCTGATCAGTCAGTGGCTTGACGTAGCAGCGCAGCGATTGTTCGCCGACCTGAATCTTTGCCCGGAAAATCGGGCTGATGCCCACCTGACTTGGCGGCCGCAGCACGCCTCGAAACGCATCACTTCTCAGTGTCTCGATCATGGCTCTTCAATTTATCCCTGAGCCTTGAATGGCTCCCCTTGTTGTCTGGCAGGGGCGTCTTGTTTGCGCCCTCGAAACGCGAGGCAATGCGATCGAGAAGATCGATGTCTTCTTCTGTGAGACGGCCTTGGTCGGCCGCCTGGGCGATGCGTAATAGGACTTCACGAGAGCGTGGCGACGCAAGCATAGCCAGGCGGGATATCTCACTGGAGTAGGGTGCGCGAAGCTCGGAAATATCTTCCTGGCCGGCCGGTCTCATTGGCCCGTCGCCGTACTCAAGCCATTCAGCACGGACGAGCAACCAACGGGCGAGAGCCACCATGTTGTCTTTTTCGGGCATCGACTCAGAACGCAGCCACTTGCTTGTGGCTTGGGTGGTCGTAACCACTCCCGCCTCTTGCAAGCCGCGCTGCAAGTCTATGTTTCGCCCACGGCCGCGCCTGACATTCGGCATGTCATCCAGCGCGGCATTAAGGCGTGCCGCGAACGCATCCCGAAGCTGCTGTGTGTCAACCATCGGTTGATGGTGCCACGCCAGTTGCGCAACAGTCATTTGATGTTAAGATCAACCGACAGTTGATATAGAGACATCTTCATATGGATAAACCTCTCTTGTATGCCGTTACTGCGGCGGGTGGCCCTGTCATGGCCGCTCGAGCCTGCGACGTTTCGCGCCAGGCAGTGGATAAGTGGATCGCCAACGGCTACCTCCCTCGTACTGACTACACCGGGGAGACGAATTACGCGTACCGCCTCGCCGCAGCTGCCGGCGCCAGAGGCGTAGCTTTTACCCCAAGCTGGTTGCTAACAGCCGCTGCCCCTGGTGCTAGTGGTGGTAACGCCGAGGAGGCGGGTGTTGGTTCGGAGGACCTTCCTTCTGAGCGCGAAGACCGGCGCCGGCCCGAAGCCCAATCGAGCACTCGCCGTCGCGGCCGCCGCGTTGGGGACCTTTCCGAGGCGGAGTTCGCCGAGCGGCTGGCGCGGGCACGAGAGGGCGCCTACCCGGAGGAGTTCACTCCGCCGGCCATTCCCAAGCCCTCCGTCGAGTAGGCCTGTCATGCCGAGCAGCGCTCGAGCATTTCGTCGAATGCCGCCATTACCGGTGCTGCGCCGCGGGCACCAAGGATCCGCACCCGTGCGCGATCGGCTTGTACCTGAAGGCGCCGCTCAAGCCCGGCGCGAGTATTCGCCGGCAGCTCTTGGAGCAAAGCGGAGAGGACGCACTGCAGGGCGAGTACCTCGGCCTGCAAGTGAAGGATCGATGGCTGGCGCATGGGGGCATCCCTCGCTGGTTGAAAAGGCAACGCCTCGTCTATGGGGCAACGATAGGAGCGAAAGGCCAGCATGAGTACGTCGAATCTCGGACACGCCCATCTCTCACGCGACCAGGTGCTGGTGGCCCATGCCGCCGAGATGATCGCGCGCACTTCGCTCAGCCAGGACGACTTCGCCCAGGCGCTGAGCCATGAACTGCACGACCTGGTGCCGGCCAAGGCTGCCGAAAAGGAGGTGCCGAACTTCCAGGCACTGGCGGCGAGCAACGACGTGCCGGCCTTTCTGAAGGCTTCGGGACGTTGGTTGAAGCGCGTGGAGCGCTGGTTGTGCGGCGAGGTGGACTTGCCGAGCTGGGTCGAGGAGGCCTGGGTGCGTGCCCTGGCGCCGGCATACCGCGAGCGTTGCACCAACGAACTAGCGAGCCGGTACGGGTTGGTGGGCGCTCGTGACCTCGGCCTGGATGGCTGCCCGGTGACCGCGTTTGGACAGCTCGTCACACGCCTTGGTACTGCCGTGGAGGCAACAGGGCTGGTGCTGGCTGATGGGCAGATCAGCGATGAAGACAGGCCGCACCTGCCCAGCATGATCGAGGCACTGCTTGCGGTGGAGAGCCGCTCGTGCGAGCTGCGCCGCGCTGCTGAAAGGGTTATGGCAACCGGGGCACCGACGGTTTCACTGCGGGTGGCAGGATGATTTTTCCGCGCATGCGCGGGTTGCAGGGCTGGGCATGTGCATGGTGCACCGCGCAATCAGTGCCCCTGACGCCTGCACTGTGAGTTAGCAGCCTGGGAATCGCAGGCACAAAAAAGCCCGGTGGCAGCCGGGCTTCTTCAACACTACAAACAGTCGAGGTGAATTATGAATTCGACACTCCATTCACGCAACCGCAGCGACCAGCCATTCCCATGCGCTCAGCTTGCGTACGTAAGTCTCGTGGCCGTGCCGCCGAAGGTTGGCGTTATAACTCGGAGTCTGCAGGGCGGAAATAATATGAACGTCTTCCCCGCGCAGCGCGCTGATGCGCCTGTCGATATCCGCAAGTTTCAGCTTGCCACTCTCTGCGCGCAGCTCGCACCAGCGGCGCTTGAGCTCGTGATGCTGGGCTGCCTTCTCGGCCGGACTGGTGAGGTGATCGAGGATGGCGCACAGCGCAATGGCCGCGCCCGTCCATTTGGCGAGTGGGCCGAGTTCAGCGAGCGCCCCGGCGAAGACAGCCGAGCCGCTCAACAGGAACACGAGACTGAACAGCCAGCGCAAGTGGCGGTACAGCTTGATGTGCCGCGCGTGGAGTTCGATGGCGTAGTCGATGTCGAGTTGCGCTTCGTAGTGGGTGCGCTCGCTGCTCATGGTCTATCCCCCTTGCTTAGGTTCCTGGCTGGGTGGCGGTGCCGGCGGGTTGCGATGCGGTGGCACCTGGGTTCTGAAGTCTTCCGGCTCAACGATCATGAGGGTTCCTTGTTGGTTTTTTGGGTGCTTGGCAGCGCTCCGATCCTAGCATGTGAACCCTCATCTTTTTATGGGAGGAGCGCAGCATGAATGCTCTCGCTCCTTTCGATTTCCAGGGATGCAATGTCCGGGTGCTGGTGCTCGATGGCGAGCCTTGGTTCGTGGGCAAGGATGTCGCGTCGGTGTTGGGGTATGCACGCACTGCCGATGCGGTGAGAACACACTGCAAGGCTGCAAAACCGGTAGGGGTCGGCGTTTCACCGACCCCCCTCGATCCGCAGACGATGATCATCCCGGAGCGGGATGTGTACCGCCTGGTAATGCGCTCGAAGCTGCCTTCTGCTGAGCGCTTCGAAGAGTGGGTGGTGGCCGAGGTGCTGCCGAGTGTGCGCCGTTCGGGCAGCTACTCGGTTGGTGTTGCGATCCCTCATACGCTGCCGGAGGCCTTGCGCCTGGCGGCGGACCTGGCGGAGCAGAACAACCATCTACGGCTGGTGGTGCAGGAGCAGGCGCCGAAGGTGGAGGCGCTGGCGCGCATCAGCGAGGCGCGCGGAACCTTGTGCCTGACCGATGCGGCAAAGCACCTGGGCGTGCGGCGCAAGGACCTGCTGGCCTGGATGCGGGAGAACCGCTGGATCTACCGCCGAGAGGGTTCGGCACGCTGGGTGGCCTATCAGCCACGCGAGGCCGCTGGCCTGCTCGAGCACCGTGTGACGGTGATTGGGGTGGAGGACAGCGGCGACCAGCGGCTGGCGTCACAGGTGCGTGTCACGCCGAAAGGTTTGGCGTTGCTGGCGCAGAAGCTGGGGAGGGCGTCATGAAGCGGCCGGCCTTCCAGTTTTACCCCGCCGACTGGCGGAACAACGCCAAGCTGCGGCGCTGCTCTTGGGCGGCGCGCGGCGTGTGGATCGAGCTGATGGGCTTGATGCACGACAGCGACGAATATGGCGTGCTGCGCTGGCCGCTCAAGCAGATCGCCCAGGCACTTGGCGCGCCGGTGAAGCTGCTCAATGAGTTGGTGGAGTGCGGTGTGCTGTACGGCGCCGAGCGCGGCGAATGTGAGGCAATGATCTATACCCCGCGCAGTGGGCGCCGGGAGGGTGAGCCCGTTGAGCTGGTACCGGCGCAAGCCGGCCCGATCTGGTTCAGCCCACGCATGGTGCGTGACGAGTATGTGCGCACCGTGAGGGGCGAAGCGAGCCGCTTTGGTGAGGACGGCAAACCCCCTAAGAAGGGAAAGAAGGCTTCACCAAAGCCACCCTTGGGTGAAGGCATGGATGAAGCACCAAGCCGTCGGCAAGGTGACGGCTCTACATCTTCTTCTTCATCTTCACCTTCGGTAGCTAACGCTACCTCCGGTGGTGGAGCCGCTGACGCGCGCCGCCGCCGATTCGAGATGCACGAGGCGTGGCAGCCGGACGAGGTGACGTTGCGGGCGCATTTGCGCACCGCTGGCATCGGTCTGGACGTGCTCGGCCCTGAGCTGATCGCCGAGTTCGTGACGTTCTGGCTGACGCGCCCTGATGACGACACCCACGCCGGCTGGTGCCGGCGCTTGGTTCAACACGCTGTTCGTACCCGAAGCCGGCAGGCTGCCCTTGCCGCAGGAGTTTCCCGTGACGCAACCCAGACCCGTGGCGGCGCTGCTGCCGGACGCATCTCGCTCGCTGAAAACATCGCAGATCGGAGCTGGGCCGACGGCCTCGACCCCGTGTGACCGGGATGAGCTGACGCGGCGCATCACGGTACTGTTCGCAGCGTTCCAGGCGCAGTACGCGAACCAGTTCGACTGGGACTACGGGCGGGACCCACAGAAGCTCCAGGCGGCGAAGAAGGTCTGGTACCGGAACTCGCTGGGAATGGTGCCGGGCCCGCTGTTCGAGATGGCGCTGCGCACGATGGGGGAGGTGTGCAAGAAGATCCCGACGCTGGCTGAGTTCCTGCTGCTTTGCCGGCCGGCGCCGGAGCTGCTGGGGCTGCCGACGGTGGACGCGGCGTACCAGGAGGCGGTGGTGCATGCGCTGGATGGTGCGCACCGGTGGAGCCACCCGGCGGTGCGGCTGGCAGCCAAGGCGGCTGGCGCGCATGACATGCGGCTGGCGGAGGGCTGGCGTGCCGTGCAGGTGCGGCGAGCCTTCGAGACGTATTACGGACAGCTGGTGCAGCGGGTGGCCTGCGGCGAGGACCTGGCAGAGCCGACGCTGGTGCTGGGCCACGACGGCACCCGGCCCGCCGCCCAGGTGCAGGAGGAGCATGCGGAGCAGTTGCTACAGGAGCGGCTGGTGCAGCAAGGCCTGGCAGGAAGAGGGCAGAGCGCGCGAGCGCTGCTGCTGGGGAAATTGGGCATCAAGCGGGAGCAGGCCAATGGTTGATCGGGTGCTGTGTATTTACCACGGCGGCTGTGCCGATGGGTTTGGTGCGGCCTACGCCGTGCGGCGGGCGTTGGGCTGCGGGGTTGAGTTTCACGCTGCGCGCTATGGCGACATGCCGCCAGACGTGGCCGGCAAGGTCGTGCTGGTGGTGGATTTTTCCTACCCCCTGGCGGTGCTGCAGGCAATGGCTGAGACGGCGGTGGCGGTGCTGGTGATCGACCATCACAAGACGGCGGCCGAGGATCTGGCTGGCGTGCCGCGCGCGCCGGAGAGCTACGACCTGTGGCGCGCCTCGGGGGTGCCGCTGGCGGCGATCTTCGATATGCGCCGCAGCGGTGCTGGCCTGACGTGGGACGTGCTGTTCCCCGGTGCTGGCCGGCCGGCGCTGATCGATTACATCGAGGACCGCGACCTGTGGCGGTTCAGCCTGAACGCAACTCGCGAGGTAACGGCGGCGCTGTTCAGTTACCCGCAGACGTTCGAGGTGTGGGAGCGCTTCATGGAGGGCGGGGTCGAGCAGCTGATGCGTGAAGGCGTGGCGCTGGTGCGCAAGCAGGAGCGGGACGTGGAGCGACTGGTGGAGTCGACGATGCGCCGCATGGTGATCGGTGGGTTCGACGTGCCGGTTGCAAACGTGCCGTACATGCTGGCCAGCGACGCTGGGAACATCATGTGTGTAGGCGAGGCCTTTTCTGCGACCTACTACGACACGGCAGAGCACCGTGTTTTCAGCTTGCGAAGCAGGCGGGGCGCGGAAGACGTGGGGGCGATCGCACAGCTCTACGGTGGCGGTGGCCACGCAACCGCTGCGGGGTTCCGTGTGGCGCTGCCGCGCTTCGATTTGCCGGCGCCGGAGGTGTGCAATGGCTGACATTGGCTGGCGCGCCAAGCGCGCTGCGGATGGCCGTGTCATCCCGCGGTGCTGGGAGACGGACAGCGGTTTCACGGTTGCGGAGTGCCGCCTACCCGAGACGCGGTACGCAGTGACCCGTCCGGGCGGCCGCAAGCCGTTCGCCTACGTCAGCACCCAGGAGGAGGTGCTGGCTGCAATCCGTGGCGAACAGGCTTCGGCAGTTGCGAGGGTTGAATGATGGTGGCCATGCGCACGGCGGGAGAGGTGGTCGCGTGGTGGCTGGGCCGCATCGAGGGTGATCGGGCCCGCTCGGCCAAGTATCGCGGGAGTATGGGGTCGCTGATGCGCCGGCATGTGCTGCCGCGCCTTGGCAAGGTGACGCTGCGAAAGCTGGATCGGGTGACGCTGGATGACAAGCTGGTTTACCCGATGCACCAGGAGCTTTCGCCCAGGACCGTGCAGAAGGCGCTGCAGGGGCTGCGGCAGGCATTTGCGATGGCCGAGGAGCAGGGGCGCATCGACGCGAACCCGTTGGCCGGCACGACGTTCCGCAATTTCTACAAGGGCAAGCTGCGGCCGAAGCCGGCGGCGCTTTCGCGCGTCGATCTGCCGGTGCTGGTGCCACACCTGGTTGAGGTGTTCAACGCCGACCCGCTGAAGGGGATGCTGCCGCTGATGATGCTGGCCCACGGGACGCGCATCGCCGAGACGCTGATGGCGCGCTGGGCGCACATCTCGTTGGACGAGCGGGTGTGGGTCATCCCCGAGGCGAATACGAAGTCACGGCGGGAGCATGTGTTGCCGCTGACACCGCAGGTGCTGGCGCTGCTCGAGCGCTACCGCCAGGCGCTGCCGGATCCGCGCCTGAAGGCTGAGTGGCTATTTCCTGTGCGCGGCGGCGCGCGGCTGGCCGAGACGAGTGCGCATGCCCTGATGCGTGAGGTCAGCGGCCGGCAGTGGACGAGCCACGACTTGCGCAAGCTGATGCGCTCGAGCCTGGCGGACATCGGCGTTGACCACATGGTGGGTGAGCTGTTGATCAACCACACGCTCGGGGTGACGGCCGAGACGTACCTGACGCGCGATGCCATGGCGCGCCGCCGTGAGGCGTTGGAGCGCTGGCATGCGCGCCTGGATGAGTGTGGGTTTGCGTGCGCACACCGGGCAAAAGTAGCGGTTCCTGCATTTCTGCAAGCCGGACGCAGCCCAGAGGCCACGGGCCCTGCGGCTGATTCCTGTGTTTCTACGTGGAGAGGATGAAGATGCTGCAGAACAGGGCTCGGAAGCGGCCAGTGGACTTCGAGGGCCGCGAACAGCAAATGCTGGTGAGCTGGATGCAGCTGCAGCACAAGGCTGCGTTTGCGTTGGCCTGGCACACGCCCAACGGTGGCGCACGCGACAGGGCGACGGCGGGGAAGCTGAAGGCGCAGGGGGTAAAGGCCGGTGTGCCGGACCTGCAGTTGGCGATGGCGCGGGGTGGCTTCTTCGGGCTGTTCATCGAGTTCAAGGCGACTCCGCCAAACGATGCGGCCGTGAGCGAGGGGCAGAAGGAGATGCTGTTGCGGCTGCAGCAGGAAGGGTATCGGGCTGTGGTTTGCCGCGGCATCAATGAAGCGATGGCGGAGATCAATGCCTACCTGGCGTTGCCGCCCACGGTGGCAGGGGCGAGGGCATGAGCAGCCAGATGGTGAGGTTGGAGCGCTGCGAGATCTGCCGTGGTACCGGCTTTATTCGCGGCATCTTTCACACGATGGAGTGCGCCGGGTGCAACGGCGGTGGGTTCGTACAGCCGGATGGCGCAGCGCTCGATTACCCCGCCCTGGTGAAGCAGCTCAGGCTGCGCCTGACCGATGCGGTGCATGGGATGGAGCGGCAGCAGGCGCTGCTTGAGCGCGCTGGCCTTCAAGGCAGGCCGGGTGATAGCGGAGCGGTGGCGCGACGGGGCGGCAGATCGAATTGGACGGGCGATTGAGGGGGAGGATGTCATGAGTATCGACCGTGATACGGAAGAGCTATTGGAACATTGGGGTATGTGGGTCGTGCAGGGGTCGGGCGTTGCTGGCTGTGCAGTGCTCGGCGACCGGCCGACGCCGGTGATTACGGACGATGAAGCGCTGATCATCGACCGGCTGGTCGGGCGTCTCGGCATGCGTTATGCGGAAGCTGCCGAGGTGATCCTGCGCTACTACACCAGCGGGGCACCGTTTGCCGTGGTTGGCCGGCGTATGGGCTTCGGCGAGGAGAAGACACGACAGCTCTGGAAAGCGGGCGTCGCGTGGATCGACGGGGCGCTGGAGTCCCGTCGCCTCGCTGCCGCTTGACAGGCCCGGGCCGAGACCGTACCTTTTCTCGTACTTTGCGGTTTTACCGCCTGAAAAGCCCTGGCACTTGCCGGGGCTTTTTCGTTTTTGCTCTCGACCGGCCGCGTGCTGGTTTCCTGGCCCGCCTCGAGCGGGCTTTTTTGTTTCCGGCACCATGCCTGCCTCTTTGCTCCCCGGCGGATGCGCTGTGCATGGGATGCCGGCCCTATTGCGTTCCAACAGCCGATGGTGGCTCAGGACTGCCCATGAGGATGCATCAGATGACAGAGCCAGCCACCACCGCAGCTGGCGGCCTCGCGCTGTACAAGCTGGGCGCGTTCGGTTTCATGGCTGTGCTTGCGGCAGTCGTGGTCATGGCCATGACATTACCCAGGACGCCAAGGGAGTTCGTGGTGGCGATGGTGTCGACCGTGGTTTCCAGCATCTGTGGCGGCGCGGCTGTGGTGAGTTACTTGGGTATCGCACACTGGGTCAACGATGACCTTGGGTTTATCGCGATCGGCGGCCTGATCTTCGTCTGCGGCTTGCCGGCCTGGGTGCTGGTCCGCGCGAGCTTCGCTTACGCCGAGATGCGCAAGGACAAGACGATCTTGGAGATCATCCAAGAGGTGAAGGGTGCGGTTTGGAAGTGAGCCATGATTCGGATAGATGCCACGGGGCTGCGCTCTGCTGATGCGTCTATCGACGAGGTCTTGGATCAGATTCCGTACGCCGCAGCGCTTGCATTGACCCGCACGGCGAAGGAGGTGGAGGCGGCGCTGGTCGATGAGATGAAGTCAGTCTTCGATCGTCCGACGCGCTGGACCCTTAATAGCCTCAGGGTATTCCCAGCGACGAAAGAGAAGCAGGTCGCCAGGGTCTGGATGAAGAACGAGGCTGACAAGTCCGTGCCGGCTACTCGGTGGATGGAGCCGGAAATCTACGGTGGCCCGAGGCGAGACAAGCGAAGCGAGAGCATGCTGAGGGCTCGCGGCATTCTGCCGAATGGAAAGTACATCGTCCCAGGCGAAGGCGCGCAGCTCGATCAGTACGGCAACATCAAGCGTGGTTATCTGACCAGGGTACTCTCGGGCGTTGGTGGGTTCAGCCAGCAAGGCTACAACGCCAACGCCACCGGCAGTGCACGCAGTCAGCGAAGGGGCAACGCGCGCCGCTTCTTCGTTATGCATGACAGCAAGCGAGCCCCGATCGGCATCGCCGAGCGCACTGGCCGTGGCCGAGACAATCTGCGAATGGTGCTCGCCTTCGTCCGCCGGCCAAGCTATCGAAAGACGTTCGACTTCTTCGAAGTCGCCGATCGGGTGGCTGAAGAGCGGCTGTCGGCAAATTTCCGTGAGGCGATGGAGCAGGCAATCAGAACGCGGCGTCGATAGGCGCTGCCTATGGCGCGGGTCCTCCTGACGGGGTGGCCCTATGAGGGTAATTCGAGCCCCGTTCTTCCGCTACGTACGACGCTTTTTCGGGTGAGGGTTGTTGTTTCGTCATGGCGCGCACTCCACCCCAAAAAAAGCGCGGCTGGCTCAACAAGAGCGAGATGGCTGCCAGCCTCGGCATTTCCGTCCAAGCCTTTGACAAGTGGGGCGTCCAGCCGGTCGAGCGCATTGGTCGAGAGGCGTTCTACACGGCCCAGTCGATAGTCGAAAACCGCATCGCCGCAGCTGAACGGAAACAACAACCTGAGGAAGGTCTAGAGGGCATAGATCCACTGGTCGAGTTCAAGCTGACGCAGGAGCGGCTACGCCTCACTGCCGCGCAGGCCTACGCGCAGGAAAAGAAGAACGAGATAAAAGACCGGCAGCTGGTACCGACCGAGTTTGCCACCTATGCCCTGGCGCGAGTGGCGGCACAGATCGGATCGCTGCTCGACACCGTGCCACTGAAGCTGCGTCGCCGGCATCCGGAGATAGACGTCCGCCACATCGAATCGCTGCAGCGGGAGATTGCCACCGCGCGCAATACCGCCGCCGAGTTGGGCGACCACCTGCCGGAAATGCTGGATGAATACCTCGAGTCCCTGGCTGATTGACCTGCAGAAAGCCATCAGACTCGGGCTGCAATCGCTCTACAAGGAACCGCCGCTCACTGCGGTCGAGTGGGCCGACAAGCACTTCTACCTCAGTTCCGAATCGAGCTACCAGGAAGGCAAGTGGGAAACCGCAGCGTTCCAGCGCGCCATCCTGAACGCGATGGGCAACGACCTGATCCGGGTCGTGAACGTCATCAAGAGCGCGCGAGTCGGCTACACCAAAATGCTGATGGCCAACGTCGGCTACAAGATTCAGCACAAGCGCCGGAACGTGCTGAGCTACTGCCCGACGGACCCCGACGCCGAAGAGCTGATGAAGCGGCACGTCGAAACGTTCATTCGTGACGTGCCGGCGTTACTCGATCTGGCGCCTTGGTACGGCAAGAAGCATCGCGACAGCTCGCTGAGTGCCAAACGCTTCGCCAACCAGAAGATGCTCTGGTGCCTGGGCGGGAAGGCCTCTCGGAACTACCGGGAGAAGTCGCCCGACGAGGTCATCTACGACGAGCTGTCGAAGTTCGATCCTGACATCGAAGGGGAGGGTAGTCCTACCTTCCTCGGTGATAAACGCCTCGAAGGCGCGACCTTCAAGAAGTCGATTCGTGGTTCTACGCCGAAGAAGGCCGGGAGCTGCCAGATCAGCAAGGCCGGCGATGAATCGCCGCATTACCTGCGATTTCACATTGCCTGCCCTCACTGTGGTGGCGAGCAGTACTTGAAATGGGGCGGCAAGGATGTCCCGTATGGCATCAAGTGGGATACCAACGAGCTCGGGGAGGCGACCAAAGCCTGGTACGTCTGCGAGCACACAGCCTGCGTGGTTCTGTACCACGAGGCGGTGGAGGCAGCGGAACATGGACGATGGATCTGCGAGCGTACCGGCATCTGGACGCGCGACAGCATGGAGTGGTTTGACGCGAACGGCGAGCCGCGTGCCACGCCGAACAGTGTCACTTTCCACGTTTGGACAGCTTACTCAGTCTTCACAACCTGGCTCGATATTGTCAGCGACTGGCTGAAGATCAAGGGGGACCGCGAATCCTTGATCACCTTCGTCAACACCACACTCGGCGAGGTCTGGGAAGACGACGAAGGCGAGAAGCTCGACTGGGAGCACCTTCATGCTCGGCGGGAAGTTTGGGCGGGCGTCCCGAGCCGCGCCGTCACGCTGATGGGTGGCATCGACACTCAGGACGACCGGTTCGAAGGCAGGGTATGGGCGTTTGGCCCTGGCGAAGAGGCCTGGCTCATTCATCGGTGGATACTCAACGGTGACCCGGCCAGCGAGACCCTGCGCGCCAAGGTGGGCGAAGAACTGCATCGCCAGTTCACCAGAGTCGATGGGCAGGTGATGCGGGTGGAGCGCTGGTGCTGGGATGCCGGCGGTCACTACGCAGACGAGGTCTACGCGGAGAGCCGCAAGCACGGCGTTTTCTGGGTAATCCCCATCTTCGGAGCCAGTACATACGGCAAACCCATCGCCAGCTTTCCGCGCGCGCGCGTTAAGCAGCACCGCGTGTATCGCACCGAAGTCGGCTCGGACAACGCCAAGGAGCTGATCTACAGCAGGCTCAAGTTGCCAATCGACATCAGCAAGAGCTTGGCCGGGGAGCAGCAGGCCGGAGCGATACATCTTCCGGCCAATGACGCCATCTGCGACGAGGCGGAACTGAAACAGCTCACCGCGGAAGTGAAAGTACTCAAGATCGTTGGCGGCCAGCGCGTGTATCGCTGGGACCCGAAGGGGCGCCGCAACGAGGCGCTCGACTGCTTCGTATACGCACTCGCAGCCCTTCGCATCAGTCAGCAGCGCTTCGGCCTGAATCTCGAAGCGATGGCCTGCGCCACTGCTACGCCGGTGGTCGGTGAGGTGCTCCGCCGCGATACGGCAAAAGCCCCGCCACCCCAACAACCCGCCCGCCCGGCAGCCGCCGGCAGCTGGCTGAAACTCGGACGAGACGACCCATGGCTCAAATGACGCAGGCACAGCAGATGCTGCAGAAGTATCTGGACGCCGAAGCCGCCGTGCTCGACGGCCGCAGCATCACTTTCAATGGGCGCACCCTGACCATGGTCGACCTCGTGCAGATCCGGGCCGGCCGGGCTGAGTGGGAGCGCCGTGTTGCCTCCGAACGCAGCGCGATCGCAGGCCGGCGCTCTGGGCATTCGCTGGCGACCTTCGAATGAACATCATCGACAGGCTCCTCGAGCCGTTCGCGCCCGGCATGGTCGTTCAACGCCTGGCCGCCCGCCAGGCCATTCGTGCCTACGAGGCCGCCAAGCCCAGCCGGACACACAAGGCCAAGGGGCAAACTCGCAGTGCAGACCTGTCCCTGCAGCACGACGCCGCATCTCTGCGCGCCCAGTGCCGCAAGCTGGACGAAGACCACGACATCGTCACAGGCCTGTTCGACCGGCTCGAGGAGCGGGTGGTAGGTGGGGCTGGTATTGGAGTCGAGCCGCTGCCTCTTACCTGGGATGGTGAGGTTCATCTAGACCTTGCCGCCGAGATCAAGAGCGCTTGGGCGGAGTGGTCGCTGCACCCGGAAACCTCAGGCGAGCTGACGCGACCGCAGATGGAACGGCTCGTCTGTCGGACATGGCTACGAGACGGTGAAGCGCTCGGGCAGCAGTTGCGGGGCAAGGTCGCGAACTACAGCTATCTGACTGCCGTGCCTTATGCGATCGAACTGCTCGAGGCAGATCATCTCCCGTGGGACTACAACGATCCGAACTTGGGTATCGTCCAAGGCATCGAGCGCGACGCCTGGCGCCGCAAGCGTGCCTACCATCTGCTCAAGGAACATCCCGGCGGCGTTAACGGCATCAGCTTCAGCCTGCAGACCAAGCGCGTCGAGTCCGAGCGCATTCTGCACATCGCCTACCGCAAGCGCATCGGCCAGAACCGCGGCGTTCCGCTGCTGCACGCGGCACTGGTTCGGCTCGCAGACCTCAAGGACTACGAGGAAAGCGAGCGGGTAGCCGCACGTATTAGCGCCGCCCTGGCGATGTACATCAAGAAGGGCAACCCGGATCTGTACACCGGCACCACTGGCGACAACCAGGCGCCGGGCTACCGGAGCTTCCCCATTGCGCCGGGTATGGTCATTGACGACCTGCTGCCCGGCGAGGAAATCGGAACCATCGCCAGCAACAGGCCCAACACCTTCCTCGAAGGCTTCCGCAATGGCCAGCTGCGGGCAATCGCCGCCAGCGGGCGCAGCGCCTACTCGACGGTCGCTCGCAGCTACGACGGCACCTACAGCGCCCAGCGGCAGGAGCTGGTCGAGGCCCAGCTCGGGTACGACCTGGTCCAGCACGAATTCATCGACTACTGGGCGCGCCCGGTCTACCGCAACTGGCTCGGCATGTACCTCCTCACACGCGGCCGCCCGCTGCCGGCGGACGTCGACCCGAGCACCGTCTACGCCGCCGTGTATCAGGGGCCTGTCATGCCCTGGATCAACCCGAAGCACGAGGCAGATTCCTGGGAAACCCTGGTCAAGGCCGGCTTCGCCGACGAGGCCGAAGTCGCCCGCGCCCGCGGCCGCAACCCGCAGGAACTCAAGCGCACCCGCGCCGCCGAGATCGCCACCAACCGCGAGAAGGGGCTCGTCTACAGCTCTGACGCATACCACCAGTACTACGGAAAAACAGGAGGCGCCGATGGGCAGCCACAAGAAACTGACGACCCTGCTGGCGCCTCGCGCGAGCGCGAAGCCGACCAATAGCCCGGCTGTGGAGAGCTGGTACAGCATTCGTGCCCTGGGCGCGGGTCACGAGCAGATCGAGATCTACGACGACATCGGCAGTTACGGCATTACTGCGAAAGCGTTTGCGCGGGACCTGCAAGAGCGTGGCGTCATGCAAGCCAAGCGCGTTGATATCCGCATCCACTCCTATGGCGGCGACGTCATGGATGGCTTTGTCATTTACAACCTAATCCGCGGGCTGCCAGGCGAGATACACGGTTACATCGACGGCGTTGCTGCCTCGATGGCTTCGGTCATCGCGATGGCCTGCCAAACCGTCCATATCCCCGACAACGCCTGGATGATGATCCACAAGCCGTGGGGTGGGCAGATCGGCGACTCGGACGATCTCCGCGAATACGCCGACTGGCTCGACAGAAATGAAAAAAACCTCGTCAGCGCCTACGCCCGGAAGACCGGCAAGAGCGATGAAGAAATCCGCGCAATGCTGAAGCCGGAAACCTGGATGACCGGCCGTGAGGCCGTCGAGGCCGGCTTTGCCGACCAACTGACCGAGCCGCTCGCCGCGGCAGCTCAACTCACCTCCCAACGCATGCAGGAGTTTGCCCACATGCCCGAAGCACTCAAGTCCCTGATGCAGCCGCGCGCGCACGCTACCACCCCCGCGCCGGCTCAGCCGCAAACCCCGGCCGCGCCTGTCGCTGCCGCCCCGCAACCGGCCCCGGCCCCGGCCGCTGCCCCCGTCACTCAGCCGGCCCCGGTCGCAGCCGCACCGGCCCCCGCTGCCGATCCGGCCGCCATCCGCGCCCAGCTGATGGCCGAGGAAAACCAGCGCCGCCAGGGCATCAGCGCCCTGTTCCAGCCCTTCGCCGCCGCCCAGGGTGACCTGCTGCAGCAGTGCCTCGGCGACATGAACGTCACCGTCGAGCAGGCTCAGGCAAAGCTGCTTGCCAAGCTGGGTGAGGGTGCCACCCCGACTCCGTCTGCTCACATCTACGCCGGCAACGGCAACGTCGTGGGTGACTCGGTACGCAACTCGGTCGAAGCGCGCATCGGTCTGGTGAAGGCCGAGAAAGAGAACAAGTTCGTCGGTATGCCACTGGCCGAGCTCGCTCGGGCCTCGCTGGTGCACCGCGGCGTCGGCATCGCCGGCATGGACCGCATGGGCATCGTCGGCCTGGCATTCACCCACACCACCAGTGACTTCGGCCACATCCTCGGGGACATCGCCAACAAGTCCATGCTCAAGGGCTATCAGGAGGCCGAGGAAACGTTCCAGAAATGGACATCCAAGGGCACCCTGACCGACTTCAAGCCCACCAAGCGTGTCGACCTCACCAGCTTCCCGAACCTCGGCTTGGTCGCCGAGGGCGCCGAATACACCTACGCGACCATGGGCGACCGCGCCGAGAGCATCGTCCTGGCCACCTACGGCAAGCTGTTCTCCATCACCCGTCAAGTGGTGATCAACGACGACCTGTCCGCGCTGGACCGCATCCCGCGTTCTATGGGGCGTGCGGCCATCCGTACCGTGGGCGACCTGGTCTACGCCGTGCTTGGCAACAACCCGAAGATGAGCGACGGCAAGGCGCTGTTCCACGCCGACCACGGCAACCTGCTGACGCCCGGCGAGGCGCTGTCGGTCGGCCGTATCGACGCAGCACTGTCGGCCATGCAGACCCAGCAGGAAGGCGACGCCATCCTCAACATCATGGCCAAGTACATGCTGGTGCCGGTGGCACTGCGCTCGACCGCAAACGCCCTGATCGGCGCCGAGTACGATCCGGCTCTGGCCGACGCCAAGGTGCCGAATCCGGTTCGTGGCTTGGTTGATGTCATCGCCGATGCGCGCCTCGACAAGCAGTCGAAGCTGCACACGTACTTCGCGGCGGACCCGGCCGTTCACGACACCATCGAGGTGGCCTACCTCGACGGTAACGAACAGCCCTACATGGAGCAGCAGCAGGGTTTCACCGTCGACGGTGCGGTGTTCAAGGTGCGCATGGACGCCGGCGTCGCCCCGATGAGCTGGCGCACCATCAACAAGGTCCTCGGCGCCTGATAGGCCGCTGACCTGACCAGGCCCCGCTGACGCGGGGCCTTTTCATTTTCGCCCCGAGGATCTGATCCATGGCCAAGAACTATATCCAGGACGGCAACGTCCTCACCCTTATCGCACCCGCTGGCGGCGTTGCGTCCGGCGGGCTCTATGCCATCGGCGCGCTCGTAGTGGTTTCGCTGCACGATGCCGCAGAGGGCGAGCCATTTGCTGGCAAGCCGAACGGTGTCTGGAGCGTCCCCGCTACCGCCGGCCTCACCGCAGGTGCTGAGGTAGCCCTGCTGGGCGGGCAGCTGGTCGCTGCGGGCACCGCGGAGGCGGTACCGTGCGGCAAGCTCGCCAGCCCTGAAACCGGGGGTTATGCCAACCTGCTGCTGATCAACTGATGAGCAGCTTCGCACAGGCGAAAACGCGCCTTCACGCGGCCGTCCTGGCACGCCTGGCGGATGGCACTGCCGATTACATGAGCCCCGCAGGCGAGCGCGTCGCCTGCGGGGTTCGTGTATTGGTAGACCGCAATCTGCAGCAGCAGGGGCCTGAGGGGATTTTTCTCAGCGACGCCGTTGGCATCAGCTGGTGCTCTGCCGAACTCCAAGCGGTGGAGCGCGGCGGGGTTTTCATCCACGCCGGCCAGCGCTACCTCCTTGAACAGCCGATCTCTGACGACGGCCAAATGCCCACCTGGGCTTGCATGGAGCAGCGATGAACATCCTCACCGAAGCACGGCTTGCCCTGGTGGCGCGGCTGCAGACGATCACCGTGGCCAATGGCTATCGGACTAACGCCGGGCACAACGTGAAAACCGGTTGGCTGAACGAGCTGCTGGAGCAGGCCGTGGCATTTCCACTCATCTGCGTTCAGAAGGCCAAGTGGCAGCAGCCAACGGCCGGGCCGGGGGTGATCAAAGCGGCGCCGGGATTTAGCGTAGTGGGCTCGGTCGACGCTGGTCTCAACGACTACGACGGCGCGCTCGAGGACTTGGAACTCGACCTTCTGCAGTGCCTGTTGCCAGAGCACGGCGCGTTTCTTCCGTGGGCCCCACCGGGAGTAGTTAGCACCGCCCTGGGGGCGCCTGAGGAGTTTCCGCCGGGCAACGGCGCCCGGGTGGCGTCCGTCCTGGTTCCGGTCCATCTGCACACCATCATCAACGGAGACTGACTCCATGAGCACCAAAGAACCGGTGCCTGCTGCGCAGGCTGCCGAGGTTCAGGTCGTCCTGAACAAAGCGCATACCCACCGTGGCGAGCAGCTCAAAGCTGGTGCGTCCATCACCGTAAATGCCAAAGAGAAGGTCTGGCTCGAAAAGCGCGGCCTCATCGGCGGCCAGCAGGAGGAAGTGAACCATGGCTGATTTGCGCGGTGCGTTTCTCGGGGTAGGCAAGCAGTACCTCGAGGATCTCGACGACCCGCAGGGGCTGATCTTCATCGGCAACTGCAGCGAGCTGACCTACGAGGCAACGCCGCAGGAAATCGAGGAGCAGGACTACACCACCCCTGGTGGCGGGCTCGATGCCTCGGTGCAGCGCATCAGCGCGCTGAACATCAACTACAACGCCCGGCACTTCAAAAAGGCCAATATCGCTCGCGCGATCTACGGTAGCGCCACCGATGTCGATGCAGGCACGGTCACCGGCGAGGCCCACACGGCTTATCCTGGCGCGCTGATCCTGCTGGGCAACCCGGGTGCGACCGACGTCGAGGTCACCAGCGATGACGGCCTGACGACCTATCAGCTGGACGTCGACTACACCCTCGACCCGGCCGGCTTCCCGGTCATCGTCGAAGGCGGGGCCATCGCCGCCCCCACGCCGGTAAAGGTCAACTACAGCTACGGCAAACACGCCACCATCCAGGCGCTGGTCAAGTCGGGCAAACGGTTTCGCCAGGTGTTCGTTGGGCTCAACGAAGCGCGCTCGGGCAAGCCTGTTGTCATCGAGGTATTCCGCGTCAACCACTCGCCGGCCAGCCTCAGCTTCATCGGTAACGAGTTCCAGGGGATGCAATTCACCGCCAAGGTCGAGAAGGACCCCACCAAGGTTGGCACCGGCATCAGCCAGTACATGGTGATCAAGGACGTGGAGTAAGCGCCCGAATCCAAGCCCAGCCGCGTGCTGGGCTTTGGTGCTGGCGTTTTGGTACATTCCTGGCCAGATCGATGGAAGGGAAACCCAATGCAGTGTCCAGAGTGCAACCACATACCCTTAGCCGGTACGCAGTCTGACCCCGAGCGTTGCCCAAATTGCGGGATCTACTACGCGAAAGCAGCTTGGCTGAGGAAGGAGCAGGTGCCTGCTGGAACGAAATCCAAGCAGCAACCAGTGCCAGTGGGTGGCGCCTACGATGTACAAGAGGCGCTCAATAAATACCCTGGGGCACAGCCCGTGGTCATCATTGATGTAAAGATGAGCTTCGGGTCAATGATCTGGTTCATGGTCAAGTGGGCGTTGGCTTCAATACCCGCGCTACTTATTTTGACGGTGATTGGCTTCACCGCTGTGGCTGTGATGGGCGGCCTGGCAGGCATTACTTTCGGCTGAGCTGCTCGAAGCGTTCAATCATGTACTCGATGCGGGTCTCGATCTTGTCGAGCCGGGCCTCGCTGTATGCAAAGCGCTCGCTCAGCTCTTTGGCATGCACCGCAATGTTCAGCTGATGCAGCTCCTCGACCGCATCATCTCGCTCGCTGGCCAAGTCGAGGATTAGCTGCCCCGCGTCGCTGATCGGGCAGCCTGGGGCAATCGATTGGATCGCTTCGTCAATAATTATGCTGGCTTCCAGACGAGCTACTAGCTCCGCGTTCACTGAGCGGCGGTTGGCATCTGCGGCGTCTTTAAGGCTCTCGTAGAGGGAATAGGGGAGCCGGAACTGCGAGCGATATATGTCGTTCATGTCACTAGATTGACACTACGAAAAGCCCGCCGTATAGTGACACCGTGTCACTACAGGAGGGTTGTATGGACGTCATCCGCACGCAAGTCCGTATCCCTGTTGAGCTTGCTGAGTGGCTCAAGGGACAGGCCAAGGCAAACCGTCGCTCCATGAATGGCGAGTTGATAGAAAAGCTTGAGCAGGCGAAAAAACAGGCGGCGGCTTGAGACTAGAAACAAGGAAGCCCCAAGCGTTGGCGCGCTTGAGGCTTCGGGTGATCAATTTCGAGGTCAATCACATGCGTAAGAATAGCACAGCACAAGCGAAGGTAATTCCCTTCCAGTTTGAAACACATCAGGTCCGCACACTGCTGATTGCAGATGAGCCTTGGTTTGTTGCTAAGGATGTAGTTGGGGTTCTCGGATACGCAGCTTCCAGCGCATCAGCAAAACTCGTTGCTCATGTGCCTAACCAGTGGAAGGGTGTGAATCCGATTCACACCCCCGGCGGAGCCCAGAGGCTGCTTATGCTTTCGGAGCAAGGGCTGTACTTCTTCCTTGGGCGCTCAGATAAGCCTAAAGCGCTACCGTTCCAAATGTGGCTGGCCGGCGAAGTCCTCCCCGCGATCCGCAAGCACGGCCGTTACATCGACGACAGCAATAAGATGGCCACCTTGGTCGACGAACTGATCGGCATGACCGAGGTAAACGTCATCAAGGGCCTGATCCGCGACAAAGCCAAGGTGATCCCGATTGATCGCCGCCGCAGTTTCCAGCTCACCATGCACAAACGCCTTCACACCCGCTTCAATGTCCCGCGGGTGGAGCTGATCCCGGCGCAGCAGTTCGATGCGGCCTGCAACTTCGTTGCTTCCTACGCGCTGGAAGGCGAATGGTTGCCTTCCCGAGGGGTGGCTGACCTATCGCTTAGCGATGAGGACCTGGCATACATGTATGCCATTTGCGCTAACGCTATGGAGCTGGTGCAGGTAGGGGAAAAGCTCGGTCCAGCCATGGAGGCGCTTGGTTCAGTCACGTTGCTGAACGTCCCCAAGAGCCTTAACAGCTGCAGGGTAGTAGTCGAGCACCTTTACCGGCGCTTCGGTGAAAGGATGGAAGAGGAAGCAAAGGAGCAAGGGATCTTCATCGACTGGATCAACTTGGCAGCCGCTGGCGATCGCGCCCAGTCGATTCACCTTCGCTGATAACTGATCGAGTGCCGCGAGCCCAGCACCTGTGCTGGGCTTTCGTGCTGGCATTTTGGTAGATTCCCTTCCAAATCAATGGGAGGGATACCAGATGAAATGTCCGAAATGCGGCTACGAACCGACGATGCGCGAGATACAGCGCAGCCCAGATGATTGCGTGAAATGCGGCATCCATTACGCGAGCTATAAGGCACCGACGTCATCGGAGAAACTGGCAGCGGGCATCAAGGGCGCGAGGAGTGCAGTTGCTGCTGGCAGGGAACAGCGTAGAGGTGGCCTGTATTGCCCGTCCTGCGGCACAACAAGCGACGGAACCACGCACACCCGCGGCTCCATCTTCATCGAGCTTGCTCTCTGGTTGTGCTTCCTGCTGCCAGGTCTGGTCTACAGCGTCTGGCGCTTGTCCTCGCGCCAGCAGGTATGTCCGTGCTGTCGTAATCCTGGGCTTATACCGATCACTTCGCCCAAGGCGAGGAAAGAGCTTGGCTTAGGCTGAGCAAGACCCTACTCAAGACCCGCTCCGGCGGGTTTTTTATTGCCCGGAGAAACCCATGCAAACCACGAACACTCGAGAAATCATCATCGACGGGCTGGCGGTGATCTGCCGTGAGCTGACGGTGCTGCAGGTGCGCGACTGGCTGACTGAAATACTCGACGCGCCGGCCGCTGATCCGCTGGACGCTGCGCTTTTCGAGGAGTGCGGGCTGGGTGATATCAAGCGCATGACCGACCTGAACGATGAGCGCATCAATGCCATGCGGCCTTCGCAGTTGCAGCAGGTGATCGCGGCCTGCAAGGAGCTGAACCCGCATTTTTTCGCGCTGCTGGGCCGGGTGACGGCGAGCCCGGCCAAGCGGTAGCCAGCCTCGATCGCACGTTGGACGCGATGATCCGCGTTGGGCATGCCAATGCCCCGTACTACCCCTGGACCTATTTCCTCGCTGCCCTCAAGGCGGCGGCTTCGAAGAAGTGAGCCCTCATGACTGACGTAGAACTGCGGCTGACAGCCGACGTCGACCAGGCGACCAAGAACGTTGGCGGATTCCGTAAGGAATACGCAGAGCTGGTCAAGGCGCTGGAAAAGCCGCTGCGTCAGGTCAATGCCTTTCGCGAGCTCGAAACGGGGCTGGAGAACACCGAGCGGCACGCCCGTGCAGCCCGCGAGCGCGTGCGGGATTTGGGCAACGAAATGGCCCGCACGGCCAGCCCGAGCAAGGAACTGACGGCGTCATACCGTGATGCGGTGAACGAGCTGCGCCGGCTGGAGCGTGCAGAGGGTACGGCACAGACCCGCCTGGCAGCGCGCCGCCGAGAAATGCAGGCAGCCGGGATCGACACCCGCAATCTGGCCACCGAGCAACAACGGCTCAGCCAGGAATTACAGCAGGCGTTGGCCGCCGGCCAGGCGGACCAGCAGCTCCAGGCGGCTCAAAAAAGTTTGGGCGTTGGGGAGATTGAGCGCACCCAGCGTGAGCTGATTAAGTTGCGCGGCGAGTACCAACTGCTCACCGCTGATGGCAACCTCTCGGCCAAGCAGCGGGCCGAGGCAGAGGCTAATTACCGACGCAGCGTCTCCAGCACCTTGGAGCAATTGCGCAGCTTGCGAGCAGCCGCTGCGGCGCCTGTCAGCCGTGGCGATCAGGCGGTGGCGTTGCAAGCCGAAGCTGCTGCCGCTGCTGAGGCCGCGAAACAGGAGCAACGCTTGGCGGCCGAGCGGGCCTTGGGCGTAGGCAAAATCGAGCAGACCCAGCAGCGCCTGGTTGAACTCCGCCAGCAATATCGCTTGCTCAGCTCAGAGGGCAGCTTATCAACCAAGCAGCGCGCGGAAGCCGAGGCGTCTTATCGGCGCAATGTGCAGCAGACTCTAGGCCTGCTCAGGACGCTGCGCGCAGCGACGAAGGAGCAGGAGACCCAGGTCCGCCATGCTGCTGCTGCCGAGGTGCAGCGCCATGCCGCTGCGCGCGAAGGACTGAGGGCACAGATCGCCGCGCTTGCCCAGGTTACCCGTGAGCAGCGGCTGGCCAATCTGGAAGCGGCGCGTGCCGACCTGGGCGTCAATCGTTACCGGGCGCTGCAGGCTGAGCTGGTGCAGAGCCGGCGCAACTACGACTTGCTGCGCCGCTCGGGCAACCTGACCGGGGCCGAATTGGCGGTGGCGCAGCGGGCGTTGACCGTGCGCGTGCAGGAAACGCGGGCGGCGATGCAGGGCCTGCTGGTTGATCAGGCGCGGGTGCGCACCTCGGGTGCTGCCGCGCTGGTGGCCTCGGGCGGGGTGATCGGCGGTGCCTTCGGGGCGGTGCGCGCGGTGCAGGGGGTGGCCTCCATCACAGACGCCTACACACTGATGACCGCCCGCTTGAGGCTGGCAACCGAATCGCAGGAGGAATTCAACGCGGCGCAAGCGGGGCTCGAAGCCATCGCCAGGGCGACGGAAACGCCGCTGGCCTCGCTGGTCACGCTTTATGGGCGGCTGAGTCGGCCGCTGAAAGAGGCCGGGCGCAGCCAGGCGGAAATCTTGCAGGTTACCGAGGCGGTGGCCACCTCGTTCCGGGTGTCCGGTGCTAGCGCCGCCGAAGCCGAGAATGGGGTGATTCAGTTCGCCCAGGCGCTGGGCTCTGGTGCGTTGCGCGGTGATGAGTTCAACTCCGTTGCCGAGCAGGCGCCGCGTTTGATGCAAGCCCTGGCCGACGGCATTGGCGTGCCGGTGAGTGCGCTGAAGGAAATGGCCGCGCAAGGCCAGTTGACCAGCACCATCGTGACCGATGCCCTGACCAGTCAGCTGGAGGTGCTGCGCAAGGAAGCCGAGACGCTTCCGGATACGGTGGGCGGCGCCATGACCGACCTGACCGATCGGTGGAACAAGGCCATCGGCCAGGCGGATGTGAAGCCGCTGATCGATGCCATCAACGCACTCGGCGATACGCTCAGTGACCCTGCAGTCGTCAGCAATCTGGTAGCGCTGGCATCTGCGCTGGCGACTTTGGCCGGCACGGCAGTTAGTGGTGCGTCCGAGCTCGTTGATCTGGGCCAGCGCATCGCATTTGTTGCGGCAAATTCGCAAGGGCTGGTCAGTGAGCTCGATCAGGTCGATCAGCAGATCAAGGATCTCGACCGTAGCCTGCAGGGCACGGGCCTGAATACGACGATCGATGGAATCCTGTTCAGCAAGGAAGAGCTGCAGGCGAAGCGTGATGCGCTGGTCGCATTCCGCGCGGCGATCGTCGAAGAGCAAACCGGCATGAATTCCGAGCTCGAGTTCTTGGCCAGCGTCGCCGCCGCCGCGGCGCAGGCCGCCCAGCAAGCCGACCTGGACCAGCGCAGACAGCACATCGCCGAACTCAAGCAGCAGCGGGATCAGACCGTAAGCGCCGCTGAAACGGCCGGCAAACAACTGGTCGCGGCCGAGAAAACGGCCAATCAGGAACTCGAACGGGTTCGCGCTGACCGCGTAAAGATCGAGGAGCGTTACCAGGCGGCGCTGGCCGGGCTCAATGGCGGCGGCGAGGCCTCCTACGGCGCGGCGCAGGCACTGAAGGCCGGCGCTCGGCAGGCGTTGAACGCGGGCGATGTAGAGGGCGCTCAGTCGCAGGCGCAAGCGGCACTGAAGATGCTCGAGGAGTTGCGCGCGGCCGGCGAGAACACCTACGGCTTCGAGGGCTTCATCCGAGAGCTGCAGGGTATCGAGCTGGCGGCCAACGACATCGAGCAATCACGCGCTGAAGAAAAGATCGCGTCGATCAAACAGGAAATGATCAACCTGAAAACGGCAGCGGCTGCGCTTGAGGACATGCCAGTCAGCGTGAAAATGGATGATGCCGCGCTGGCACAGGTGCAAGCGGCTATCGATGCGCTCGCCAATCAGAAGATCATGATTCAGGTCGGTGCGCAGTACGACTTCAGCCAGCCCTACACGTTGCAGGACCCAGGCCCCGAGCCTTCGGGCTTCTCCGGTGGCGGCTACACCGGCCCTGGCGGCAAGTACCAACCGGCTGGCGTGGTCCACGCCGGTGAGCATGTGCAGCCGCAAGAGGTAGTGCGCGAGCCGGGGGCGCTGGCTTTCCTCGAGCGGATCCGCCGCAACGGCTTCCGCGCCACGTTGGATCAGCTGCGCCTGCGCGGCTACGCCGACGGCGGGCCGGTGCTGCCGATGCCGCGCTTCGTTCCCGATGTGCCGGTACCGAGTCCGGCGCTACTGGAGGCAGCAGCGGGGCCGAAGTTCCCGCATATGGGCTCTCTGGATATCAGCCTGGGCGGTAGCGCCCCGGTGACCATGTACGGCCCGCCGGACGCGCTGAGGGAGCTTTCACTGGCCGCTCGCAAGTTCGGGCGCACACACCGATAACAGCCCCGCACCTGCGGGGCTTCTTGTTTTTGGAGCCCTTGAATGTCCCGACCCCGAATCATGCTCGGCGGCGTGCCGATCGTGCTGCACGCCGGTGCGCCGGAGGAAAGCATCGGCGCCATCGGAGGTTCTACGGTGCTACGCATGAGCGACGGCGCAGGCGTGAAGATGCAGCACTGGCAACGCTCGGCTGGCAGCATTTCCGGCTCCGGCTGGATGCCGCCAGGCCTCGCCGGGCTGGACTACTCGCAACCGCTGGAGCTGCGCAGCACCAAGGTGCTGAGCCATGCAGGCGCCGGCCCGGCCTTCACGCTGCTCGGCACGCCACGGCCAGATGTCGCGCCATGGGCGCATGCGCTGGTCGGCGATCAGTGGGTGCGCACCGCCTGCACCTACGCTGACGGCGTGGTCACCGTCAACCCTGTGGCCGGCGCCACCCTGTACCAGGCCTGCTACATGCCGGTGTTCTCGGTGTTCGCCGAGCCGCCGAGCGAATCGCAGAGCGCCGGCACCGCCACGCACAGCTGGTCGATCAACTGGGAAGAAACCTAAATGCTCAACGCCGCACCGCTCAACAGCGCGCCGCTCAACAGTGCCGGCAGCGCTACGCAGGAGCCTGTCTATGTGGTGCGCGGGCAGGCGTTCAGTTGGGCCCTGCGGCTGGTTGTGGACGGCACCAACCTCACCGCGCAGCTCACCGGCACCGTCGAGGTAGACCGGGAGGAGGGCGCGGCTGCGGTTGCCTCGTTCGATCTCTACATCCCGCCCGGGCCAACGGTCACGCCGCCGGCTTGGAAGGGCAGGGCAATCACCCTGGATTACCTCAGCGTCGCAGCGGGCGAGGCAACCGAGGCGCGGCGCTTCACCGGCGCCATCAGCCAGGCCGACTGGAACCCGGTGCGGCGCATCCTCAGCTGCGAGTGTTCCGACCGCCTGCAACAGCGCGTCGAGGGCATGAGCGTCGAGGCGATCGATGCACTGGTGGGCGGCCACTGGTCGGCGGATGTGTTCGAGCCGGTCGAGGGGCGCAGCCACTGGGACTATGCGCTCGAGCGGCTCAGCTCGGTGCCGGCCAGCCTCGACGGCTCGGTGACAGGTGAGCTGCGGCTGACCAGCTGGTATGCCGCTGCGCCGCATTTCGTGTTCGGCCCCGGCACCACGCTCTACGAGACGGTAGAGCTGCAACAGTCGAGCCTCGACAGTACCACCAACCGCATCGAGCTGGAGATCAACTACCGCTACAGCCGGCTCTGGCAGCTCACCGAAAACTACGGCTGGGAGCACCCGGACATCGACGGCCTGTCGGGCATCGGCGCGTTCTGCACCTGGCGCACCTGGTCGACCGAACTGCCGACCACCGAAATGATCGAGGATGCCGCAGCGAACGGCGGCTACCAGCTGGTCGGCGAAATTGCCGGGACCAAGCTGCCGCTGTCCATGCCCAACCCCTGCGGGGACGGCAACCCCTGGATCAACACGTTCGACAACCTCTGGCTGTCGGCGCAGTTCGCCGCCGGCTCGCGCTGGGTGCAAACCGTCACCGAGCAATACCGGCTGGTGCTGGCCACCGAGGCCGGGCAGGTTGAGGGGCAGCAGGTCGTGCAGCGCACGAGCTACAGCCTGAGCATTGAAACCGACCAGGCCGAGCAGTGGGCCGAGGCGCCGCCGGATGCCACGGGCGACGTAACGACCGACCTCGCCGACGAGGCGCGGCGAGCCGCGGCCATCACCACGGCGCTGCACATCGCCCGCACGGACATCATCGCCGCGCACCGGGAAACCACCCTTAGCTGGCAGGTACCCACCTCGCTGGCGCTGGGCATCGATCTGGTGCACACGCTCGAGCTGAACGACCAGGGCGCGCACGCGATCGGTAAATGCCGGCGCATTGTCGATGCGTTCGATCTTGGCTCTGGCGTGGCCACCACCACGCTGAGCATTGCCGTAATGGCCGGCAGCACGACGGGTGATGCGCTCAGCCTGCCCGCACGGCCGGACACCACGCTGCCGCCGCTGGGGCAGATCGGCAGCAACCTGGCGCTTCCCACCCAGCTGGGCGGGCGGATCAACGACCCGCACACGGGCCAGCCGATCCCGCCGTATGACGACGCCGAGCCGGGTTTCTCCGGCAACTACGACACCAACGACTACCCGAGCGCCGAGACATTCCCGCGCCGGTTCGACCTGGACGCACGCGAGATACCCGAGGCCTACCGCGACGAGCACGTGGCCACGGCCGAGCGCCTGTACCGGGTGGCAATCCCCAACGACACACTGGAGCTGTGATGGCCTACGTCAACAACTACCGCGAGCCTATCGAGCTGGCGCAGGGCACGACCACGGCGGCGCTATCGCTGCCGGATGGCGATTACCGCCTCACGCTGACCAATGCCGACGGCAATGCATGGGAGATCGTCGACGCCACTGTCACCAATGGCGCGGCGACCCTGGTCCGGGGGTTGGAAGGCACAGCGGTTCAGGAATGGCCGGGCGGCAGCTCGATCTATTGCGCCGTCACCGCGGGGCAGCTCAACGACCTGCTCGCCCGACTCAACGCGCTCGACGGCGGCGGCGTGCTGCCCGACGGCGCACTCACCGACATGAACGGCAGCGTCCTGACCGATGCCGCCGGCAACACACTTATCACCGGAGCATGACCATGGCAGCAGTGCAGCATGTGTACCAGGGCGAGGGCGAACCGAACGGCGTGATCACCGACGCCGCCGTCGGCAGCCACTACATCGATCGGCTCACCTACTCGGTCTGGCAAGCCATCGCGGACGAGGGAGAAACAGGCTGGAAGCTGATGGCCGACGGCGGGGCGTTGATGGCCATCGCAGAACCTCAGACCGTGCACACCTTCAACGCCGACTATGTGGGCGCGCAGGTGTTCGAATGGGATGTGACGCTGCAGTTCGAGGCGTCTGGCACCCTCCTGTCGAATGTGCAGATGACAGTGGAGAGTGGCCTGCCGACCTATGTCACGACAGAAAGTTGCCTGGTGGAGGTGCGGCCGATGTACAGCGGCGGGCGGCTGGTAATCATCACCCCCGTGTTCGCCCCGGTTAACCCGATCTGACGAGGTGATCCATGGCCACGCTTGAAGAACAGCGCCGCGCAACGGCTGCCGGAATGGCGGCAAGCCGCGCCCCGACCGGCCAGGCCCAACGCCAGGCGGGCGGGCAGGCCATGATCGAGCGCCGCACCGGCAAAGCTGTTGTCGAAGACATCAACCGGCTCACCAGAACGCAGACGCAGCGCCGCACGCTGCGCCCCATCGAGCCAGTCGGCGCGCTGCCAGCGTCAAGGGGTCGCGGGGTTTATCAGGCGCCTCCCGCTACTGGTACGGCAGGCATTGCAAGTCCGCTTGTCGAGGAAGACGGCACGCGTGCTTATTACCCTGATCGGCTAATCGCATCGGTAGATGGTGCTGTTTTCTTCTCGGTGCGCAGAACCAAGACGGTGACCATGCGTGACGCTAACGAAGCCCTCGTAGTGCTGGAGCTAGACGATGCCCCTACCTGATATTCCGTTCGATGATGAGGTTGTCGAGTTCGGCATGCCCTGGCACGGGCGGCTGGTGCTTCCAGCGGGCGCGGCTAATGCCGATCAATATATCGAGCTGGCGTCTGGCAGGCGCATTTCGCGCCCTGCGTCACCATTTGGTGGCGATTACTGGGACACCTACCTGATCGACCACAGCCTGCCAGCCCCTACGATTACGCACCCGGATCCGGAGGCCGAATTCTGGCCGGTCGCTATCAGGACTGGCTCTACTGTTTGGGGGAGTATCGATGCTCGGAATGCCATCAAGGATGACGGCGTTTTCGTCACGGCTGAGCCGTATTTTTGGCTGAGCATGGACGGTCGAATGATATCCATGGTGGTCAGGGGCTACGAACGCTGGATCCACTTCGACCAGATAGGCATTCCTGCCGGCGTTCCGTCGGGGATTGTCGTTGACTTCTTTGAAGTGAGGGTGGCGGACATAGCTCGCAACGGCCGCAAATTCATTGTTGAGTTTTACGCACGCCCCCTCGTTTCTGAAGGGCCAAGCATCGTTCACCCGAACTATACGATTGAGCTTGGCGAAGGCAGCGAGCACGCGGGCATCTACGCTTTCTTCGAGGTAGAGCTGGGCGATAGCGTCGACGATATAACCGTCACGCCCCTCGCTGGCTACGAAGAATGCTTCGATGGCGTGCTGATTTCGAGCAGTGACGGCGCGCCGTACGAATGGCACACGGCAAGCCGCATCGTTAACGGCGACCAGGTAACGCTTGATTTCAGGCCTTACGACCCGATGGGCAACTACCCTGGGCTGCCGCCAGCGTGCGGCATAGGCGTCCCCGAGCCATGCCGATGGACAACTGCGCTCTATAGCACTGGCACGTCGGAGGCAACAGCTGTGCGCGAGACGGTTGTCGGGGCGTGGTACGGGCCGTCTGGCGATGCTGAGCTGATCAAGGTTCGCACCGAGTCCAAGGTGCGCGGGGAATTCAGGCAGGCCACCCTGGCGCCCGGCGATCAGTATTTTGTGAGTGACAGCACGATCACGAACCAGACTGTCGGGGAGATTCAGCGGGGCAACGGCCCATGGCTGCCGGTCTTCGATTGCCAGTCCGTCACCACGAAAAGCGCATCCGGAAACGGGTATACCGTAACGCTGGACGGCGAGCAGGTTTACAGCTCCTTTACGCCATGGCCTGGCGACTTCACCAACAACGACGCTGGCGGTCTTCGCAATCCAGAGACTGCCATCGCACGGGGCGCGCGGCACAACGAAATATGGACATTCGCAGGCAACTCGCTGGCCACTGTCTGGCGGATCGGTTGGCGTGCGTCCAATAAGGTGATCACCACCTTCGTGCGTTTGGTAGATGACCCGGGCGAGTATTGCGAATACTTCGCCGGGCCTGCCATGACGCCCGCGGGGATGGACCAGCAGAGCATGCGCACCGGGAATGTGTGGGCAGGCTGCCGCAGGCCCATGCCGGACGGTTCACCACCTGACCCCGCCACGGTGCGGTATCACATGAGGTTTCAGTACGGCTCATTCAATCCGGTCACCGGGCAGCTGCTGCGCAACCAGACCGGTGGCGAGGCGTACTCCTGGGTCTGACCCACCAAATACCAGCCCACTCCGGTGGGCTTTTTTACGCCCGGAGCAACCATGCAGCCAGCAAAACTAGACCTGCACATCGTGCAAGGCGCGACCCTGCGCGACACCCTGCGGCTGATGCAGCCGCGCCTGGAGTACCGGCCCATCACCGGCATCGGCGGGTCACCGCTGCTGCTCACCGTTGACCATGGCCTGCCGGGCAACTGGCTCGCCTGGGTGGAGGGCGTAACCGGCATGCAGGGCGTCAACCGCTCCCAGCGCGAGCGCCCGCACCGCGTCACGGTAGTCGATGCAGGCACGCTGGAAATCAACGCGCTATCCGCTTTCAGCCTCAACCCCAGCGGCGGCCAGCTGATCTACAAACCGCCCATTGACCTCACCGGCGCAACGGCCCGCATGCAGATCCGCGCCCGCATCGGCGGTGAGCTGCTGCTGGAGCTGACAACCGAAAACGGCGGCCTGGCGTTCACCGGCCCCGGCACGATCACCCGCACCCTGAGCGCAGCACAAACCGCCGCGCTCACCTGGGCTGAGGCCGTCTACGACCTCGAGGTCGAGTACGCCGACGGCACCGTGCAGCGCTACCTGCAGGGGGACGTCACCGTGAGCCGCGAGGTGACCGTATGAGCACCGTCGCGATCTGCGGTGACCCGGAGGTGCTGGTCATCGAGCACGGCGCCGAATACGCCGTGGCGCTCGAGCCAGACGCCGAGACGGTAGTCGTTATGGCAGGGGAGCAGGGGCCGCCGGGCCCACCTGGCAAAGACGCGCCAGGCGCTGGTGACGCGCCGCTGATCAGCGAAGACCCGGACAACCGCCTCACCCAGGGCAGCGATAACGGCTTGTTCGTGCGCGACGACCTGACCCCTGACCCACTTGCTTATTACATCCTCGCAAAAGGCTGAGCCCATGACTCTCGAAACCAAAATCATCGCCGTCGTTCAAGCCATTGGCGCGGATATCAAAGACTTGCGCACCAAGCAGGGCGACCTCACGGCGCTCAGCACTACGGCCAAGGGCAATCTGGTAGCCGCAATCAATGAACTGTACGGCCTATTGGGTTCGTCTGGCGCCGTGATCGACGATAACGCGGGCGATGGCGCTACATCTGTCACCTGGTCGGCAGACAAGATATTCGACACGATCGAAGCGGCCAAGACAGCAGTCAAGGCTGAGCTCACCGATGGCGCCTCGACCGCGCTCGACACTCTGGCCGAGCTAGCTGCCGCGCTGGGCAATGACCCGAACTACGCCGCCACCATCGCCACAGAACTTGGCAATCGCGTGCGCTACGACGCGGCGCAGACGCTGACCACGGCGCAGAAGCTCCAAGCGTGCACCAACATTGGTGTCGGCGACCCAGAGCACGATTTCGTCACGGACTACACCACAGCCAAGGCGTAAACCATGAGCCTACAGACCCGCATCACTGCACTCGTGCAGGCAATCGGCGCGGATATCAAGGCGCTGTATTCTGGCAAGGTTGGCACCTCCGATGCTCGCCTGACTGACGCACGCGAGTGGACGGCCTCGACTGTCACCCAGGCTGAAGCCGAAGCCGGAACCGCCACGACCCGCCGCGCATGGACCGCACAGCGCGTGTTCCAAGCCATCGCTGCCTGGTGGGCTGCCAGCGCGATGAAAACGAAATTGGACGGTATCGCTGCCGGTGCAACGGCAAACGCCACCGACGCCCAGCTGCGTGACCGTTCCACCCATACCGGCACGCAGGCAATCAGCACCGTGACTGGTTTGCAGACGGCGCTCGACGGGAAGATCAACACCAGCGAGCGCGGCGTTTCGGGCGGTATCCCGACGCTGGACGAGTTCGCGCGGATTCCGCCCAGCCAGTTGCCGAGCTACGTCGACGACGTGCTGGAGTTCGCCACCACGGCGCAATTTCCTGCCACGGGCGAGGGCGGAAAAATCTACATCGCCATCAACCAGGGCACCGCGGCGAACCCAACCCGCCAGTACCGCTGGACCGGCTCGACCTACGTCGAAATCAACCCCTCGCCGGGTACGACCGACGCCCTGGCCGAGGGCTCGACGAACCTGTACTTCAGCGAAAGCCGCGTGCGCAACACGGTGTTGACGGGGCTCTCGCTGGCCAGTTCGGCGGCGGTATCGGCGACGGATAGCGTGCTGGCGGCGATTGGTAAGCTGGCAGCGGGCCTGGCGCTGAAAGCGCCGCTGAATAGCCCTGCGCTCACCGGCAACCCGACTGCACCGACGCCGGATGCTACCGACAACGACACGTCGATTGCCACTACGGAGTTCGTGCGGGCGGCGATGAAGTTGTTTGGCGTGGGGGCCACAGGAGGACCGCCGGTCTCTGACCCTAACACGCTTCGGAATACGGGCGTCTATTCAGGAGGTGGTGCAGGCGCTGTTAATTTTCCCGACAACGTAACAAGCTACGGGCCGATTCTAAATCTGGTGCGCTCTACTTCCGTGATTATCCAGATCGGTATGTTTGGGTCGTCGGGAAATGACCCAGTGCTTTGGATCAGAGGGTCTAATGATACTGGCGCAACGTGGTCTGCATGGAGGCAATTCTGGCACACCGGCAACCTCGTTAAGCAGGCCTCGGCAACCGACACCACTGCCGGCGCGCTGATGGCGGTGGGGGCTTTTGGGCTTGGTGCCGCGCTCACGGTAGAGTCAAGCAGTCCTTGGGCGAACTCCCGGTTCAAGGCCTGGAACGGGTCTGCCAGCGCAGCTGATGCGCCCAGTACATTCGTTTCGATTGGCCTGGATATGGGGTACTCGATTAACCGCCGCGCGCAGATCGCTGTATCGTTGGCTAACGAGCTGTACTTTCGCGGAGTGCAGGTAGATCCTACTGACGCTACCATGTGGCGCAAGGTCTTCCACACCGGCAACTTCGACCCCGCCACCAAGCAGGACAAGTCCTCAGTTGTCACCACAGCCACCAGCCGCACGCTGGCCCTGACTGACGCCTGGAACTACGTGCGGCCAGGCACGACGAGCGCCATCACGCTGACTGTTCCGACAAATGCATCCGTGGCGTTTGAGATCGGCACTGAGATCACCGTTCGGGCGCTCGGCAACGTAACCCTGGCGGCCGCCAACGGCGTAACGCTGAACTCTCCCTCGGGCGGCACGCTCAGCATGACCGCGCGCATGACGGTCACCCTGAAAAAGGTCGCCGCGGACGTCTGGGACGTCATCGGCCAAACGGTGGCAGCATGATGCCCGGCGTGGTGGCGGGGTTTCCGAAGGTGCCTGGCATAGTGCTGACATCGTCCGGTACCGGGTTCGCCAAAAACATCACCGGCGCACTGACACCGGCATACGCCAACGTGCAGCCCGGCGCAGCAGCGGTGCAGGGCGCGAGCGGCGAGATACTCGAGCTGAGCTGGACGGCCGGCACGCCGAACGACCCCGGCTACCCTGATCGCGTCATGCTGCAGGTCAACGGCTCGTTCGCCTCGGCGTCGGCCGTGCCGTTCAGCACGCTGACCGTCGACGGGGCTACGGTCTATTCCAAAGCCAGCGCCGTGTTCCAGAACCTCGGCAGCGCCTGCACGCTGACCTGGCGCAACGTGTCGAACCCATTCCCGGTCGGCACACACAACCTGGTGTTTGCCTGATCTGTGCGGCGGCGCACGGGCGTCGCCCGTGGGGTTGGGCAGGATGCCCGCTCGACCAACCGCAAAAGGAACTTGCGATGGCATTTTCAGCAGGGCGCGTTCTGCGCCGTACGATGTTCGGGGTGGCCTGCGCGCTGGCGGGCGCGTACCTGGGCGCCAACCACGTGTATGACCTGATCGAGCAGGACCTGCCCGGCATGCTCGAGGAGGCAGGCTGCGTACCGCCCGCGGCGGCGCATCCCGAGCAACAGGCTGGCCTACAGCGCCTCGAGACGTAGTGCCTCGGCGAGGTGCAGGTTGGCCAGCCGCTCGAGCTCCTGCAGGGCAGCGGCGCGGTCGCGCTCGCTGAACAGTTCAGCCTCGGCAAAATCCACCTCGGTGGGTAGCGCGTCGCGTATCGCCTGCGCCGCCCAGCCCGCCGCAAATGCCTGAATGTGAGCCTTGACCATTCCCCGTTCCTCCGGCCCGCGTCCGGCGGGCGCTTTGTTGTGGTGGGCCGTAGTCTAGGCGCATTGTCCCAGCCGCTCAGCCTGTTTGGCTGGGCGGTGCGGAATACAACTCAAAGTCGCGGTAGCGGAAAGGGGGGTAGGGCGCGAGCGCGGCGTCGAGGTGCCGCAGGCAGGTTTCGATCGCTGGCGCTCGGGCCCCGTCGTCGCCCTCGACCAGAACGTTTAGGGCATCGATCAGCTCGGCGTTGGTCGGCTCGCTGAGCAGCAGCCCGTGATGCACGGTCATGGTCTGGCCTTTGTACACCAGCCTGACCGGGTCCCGGCCGACCAACGAGGCGCCGTCGGCCAACAGTGAATTGATGTGGTTGCGCAGCGCAGTGCATTGCCGGCGCTCCTGCCGTTGAACGTTCATCCCTGACTCCGTGGTTGTCGTGCACCAATATGGTGACACAGCTCACGTTTCGATGACATCATAGCGCCACTACCTGCATAACTTCCTGTGTGCAGCTGTGGTTTCCGGAGCCCGCCTTGTGCGGGCTTTTTTTCGCCTGGAGAAAACCATGCGGCCCCTGACCGAGCAGCAGCTGCTGCGCATCCTCCCGAACGCCCGCCCTGTCGCGGGCGTTTTTGTCCCTGCACTCAACCGGGCCATGGCGCGCTATCACATCGACAGCCCGGTGCGCCGCGCGGCATTTCTCGCCCAGGTTGGGCACGAGTCAGGCCAGCTGCGCCGGCTGGCCGAGAACCTCAATTACAGCGCCGCCGGCCTGGCTGCGACCTGGCCGGGGCGCTTTCGCGCGGCCGACGGGCAGCCCAACGCGCTGGCGCACCGCCTGGCGCGGCGGCCCGAGGCCATCGCCAACCACGTCTATGCCGAACGGTTGGGCAATGGCCCGGCCGCCAGCGGCGACGGCTGGCGCTACCGCGGGCGCGGGCTGATCCAGCTCACCGGGCGCGACAACTACCGCACCTGCGGCGAGGCCATCGGCCAGAACCCCGAGGACTACCCCGACCTGCTCGAGCAGCCAGAGTGGGCCGCGCTATCCGCCGCCTGGTACTGGGCCCGCAACGACCTCAACGAACTGGCCGACGCCGGCCGGTTCGAGGCCATCACTCGGCGCATCAATGGCGGCACCCACGGCCAGGCGCAGCGCCTGGCGCTGTGGCAAGCGGGGCAGGAGGTGTTGGCATGATCGGCTGGCTACGGTTGTTGCCCGCGTGGGTGTGGTGGGTGCTGGTGGTGATGTTAGTCGCCGGTGGCCAGCAGTGGCGCATCGGCTCGCTTCGCAGCGACCTGCAGGCCTCGGAGACGGAGTCGCGGAAAGCCGCTGAACGGTTGGCGGCCTGCCGCGTTACTCGCACCAATCTGCTGGCGCAGGTGAGTGACCAGAACGATGCGCTCGCCGGGCTGCGTGCGGCCGAGCAGCAACGCCAGCAGACGGCACGTCTGGCGCAGACAGGCGCTCGGCAGCAGGCAGAACAGGACTACCTGGCCGCCAATCGACTGCAGCAGGCGCACACCGGTGGCGACGCCTGCGCGGCGGCCGCTGCCGTAATCGATGAGGAGCTGGCCCTATGAACCGTTTACTGCTGGTGTGCCTCGCTGCCGCGCTCGCCGGCTGTGCCAGCCAGGCGGCCGAGCAGGTTGAGCCGCGCGTTGTACGGGTCGAGGTACCGGTCGCTGTGCCGTGCCGAACCGAGCCGGTTGCGGTTCCGGCATGGGCGTCGGCCGCCCTGCGCCAGAGCGACAGCCTGGAGGTGAAGGTGAGGGCGCTTCTGGCTGAACGCCGGCAGCGGATCGGTTATGAGCGCGAGCTGCTCGCGGCGAATGAGGTGTGTCGATAGCGCAGTTTAAACCCATCGAATTCGATGTGTTTAGGGCAGGCTCTCATTAACCCGTCGAATTCGACGGGTTTGGTCATCCTGGGTGGACCATCGTCCATTCCGCGCCGCGGTTGTCACGGTAGAGATCGGTCGTGGCTTGGCGGTTGTGGCCGAGCAGGCGCATCGGGTTCATGCCGCTCTCATCGTACAGGCGCGCCGAGAGCGAGCGTTGCTCGCTGAATGATGGCGGATGATCACTCGGGCCCAGCGCCAGATCGCGGGCGGCGGCGAACGATGCGGTGAGCGTAAAACGGCTGACTGCCGCCCCTGGTCGCTGCGCGCCGTAGCCGTGGTGAATGATGTGCTCGGATGAGATGTCCCGGCTGCTCTCTATCAGATCTCCCAGCGAGCGGCCCAGGGCCGGCAGGCTGAGGTCGAGGCTCAAGGCCACCCGCGCGCCCCGCTTGTTCTGCTCAATCCACAGATAACCTTCGCGCACCTGGTCGTAGCGCAACGTGGCGATGTCTGCGCGGCGTTGGCCGCTGATCAGTGCCAGTTCCATGGCCAATGGCAGCCAGGGGCGAATGGTGCGTGCGGCGAAATGGATGCGCAGCCACTGCTCGAGGGTCAGCCGGCGGCGCTGGACCCGCGCCCGAATGCGTGGCAGTGACAGCGCCGGGTTGTGGTCAATCCACCCGGCGCAGGCGGCATCGCTGAACAGCTCCCGACAGAGCACGGTTAGAAACCGGGCGTTCTGGCGTTTACCTGCGTCGGCCTCGGCGAATACGAGCTCCGCCAGGTCGAACGTGCGCACCTGTCCGATCGGACGGTCACCGAGAGTGCGCAGCAGCGTGCGCAGGCCCGACTCTTTGTTCTGGATGGTTCGTTTCGCCAGCCCTGCAGCGCGCTGGCGGCGCAGAAATTCGGCTGCCCAGTCCCGCAACGGCCGGGCTGCTGGAGACGCTGCCGATGGCGGCACCAGCGTCATCGGCAGCGCGGCGCCTGGCCTCATTGTGCCGTGTGACGCTGGCTCCGGCGCCAGCGTTCGACGGCCTCGATGACGGCCACCTCCTGAACGTAGGAGAGAGCGGCGAGTTTTTGCTGCAGCGCGGCGGGGTCGACGTCCCATTTTTCGGCGAGGCCGTCCTCGACCGAGTCCTCCCAGCCCATCGCCAGGCTGCCGCGAATCAGCTCGGCAGGCTCGCTGAGCGTGCCGTTGAGCATGTCGCGCAGGGCGTTCCACTCGGCCTCGCTGAACTGTTTCTCGATGCGCTCGCGGCGCAGGATCTCGGCATAGCGGTCGCCGATGACGTTGACGCGCTTGCTGGTGGTGATGCCCGTCTCATCGCCAGTCACGCCGATGATCGCGTCCAGCTGCGGGCCGATGTGAATGCCGGCTTTCTTAGCCATGGTGCTGCTCCAGATAAGAGCCCCGGCGCTTGGCCGGGGCCGGTCAATTACAGGCCGCGGCTGCTGTCGGAATCGCAGAATGCGGCCCAGGCAGCCTCGGCCTCGTTCTGGACGATCGCCTCCAGCTCCTGCTCGTCTTCGAGGGTGTCTGCCCAGACGGTGCGGCTGGCGTAGCCGGCCAAATCGCCGTGGTAGGAGACGCTCACGTCGTCGGTAGCGAACCCAGCACGCTGCAGGGCCTCCCTCAGGTGGCCCTCGAGGAAATCGGCGTAGGCTTCGCCGGCGGCGTCGATGTCATTCCACTCGGCGCCAATGCTGTCGGACAGGATTTGAATGCGGACGGTTGCTGCTTTCATGGGGCTTCCCTCTGTGCATGCCGTGGCGGTGTGCCCGGCTTCTTCAGTGGCGGGGCGTCTTGCGTCCCGTAAAAAGATAATATGTGCACCTATGGTGCACCGTCAAGTGATGCCAATAATTCAGGACGCTAGCCTGCCTCTGCCGCCCAGCGCTTGGCCGGCGTACTGCTCAGCACCAGGCGCCACGGCGGCCCGTCTGATCGCGTGATCAGCAGCCCATCGACCGTGCCTATTACCTGGGTGACATAGTCCACGCTGCGAGTAAGCTGCAGGCCATGCAGCGGGTCGGCGCTGATGCAGCCCAGCAGCGTGCGGTCGCGGCTGTACAGGTGGCCCTCCGGCCCGACCGTGGCAACCAGCTGGTCACCCTCGAACACCTGGTAGGTGTAGTGCCATGCGTAGCGCTCTGTCGCCTCGGCGTTCAGGCGCACATATGCCAGGTAACTGTTGAACGCTGCCAGTGCTATGCGGTTGCGCGTCTCGAGGGTGATCTCCCCGAGCTGCAACAGCTCGTTCGCCCGGTCCCGCAGGTAGGCGTAATGCTCGTCTGCCAGGCCGCGCCAGGCGTGGCCGTCATGCCAGGCGGCGAGCCAGCTGTCGAGGCTTGGGCGCTTGTGATAGAGGTCGGAGAGGTCCATTCGGATACTGTATTTCTATACAGTATCGTGTGTCTATCGCGCGTGCTGTACGGCGGACGGCCGGCTAGAGCAGCGGGTCGCTGATGCGCTCGATCAGCTGCGGGCCGTCGTTCCGCACGTTGCCTACGGCGCGGCCGACCGGGTACCAGTCGAAGTCGCCCACGCATAGTCCGTGCTCCGTCGCCAGGTCCTCGGCCTCGGTGGGCGAAAGTTCCGGGTCGAGCCAATGCGCCGCGCACTCGGGCGAGAACACCAGTGGGCGCCGGTCGTGAATGTCGAGCATGCCGGCGCCGCTCGAGGCGGTGATGATCACGAAGCCGTCACCCTCGCGTGGGTCGACCTGACCGCCGCGGGGAAACTGCCCAAGCGCCGCCAGGTACATCGGCTCGCCGGTGCGCAGCCTGATGTAGTAGGGCTGCTTGAGCTTCGGGTTGGCCTCGTCCTTTTTCCATTCGTACCAGCCGTCCGCCGGCACGATCGCGCGGCCGCTCCTCCAGATGTCGCGAAAGAACTTGCTCGTCGCGGCAGTCTCTACCCTGGCGTTGATCGCCGGCGGCCTTTTGCCCTGAGCCCAGAATGGGGCGTACCCCCAGCGAACCCCCTCCAGACGCAATCCATCCTCATCCTGGTGCAGCAGCTGCACCCGCGACTGTGGCGGCACGTTGTACCGCCCGATCGGCATTGGATCCAAGCCGCTGATCACCTGCTGGCCGAGCGGCTCGGTGTATTCGATTGGGTAGCGGTACTGAGTGATGCGGCCGCACATTTCCGCTTCTCCTGCCGAAAGAAGGGTAGACCCCGTCGAGTGTCATCGTGCAGCTGGGCCATGCCAACGCTCACAAACCGGACCTGGATGCCGATAGCTCACCGATACCACGATGGAGAACTATGAGTATGGCGTTGCAAAAATTGTTTTTCTTGGCCATGGGCCTGTTTGCGACTGGTTGCGCGACTACTCACGAGACTGTGGAAACCGATGGGGTCTTAGATGATGGTTGGAGCAGGGCGTTAGAGATAGAGGTTTCGTCAGCATCGGAAGTGTCGAAAGGCTCTGCCTCATGGTTGGCGCCTGGCTTGGTGATCACCTCTTCGCACTTCTTCTTGGGAAAGTCGAATAGCTTCTCGGTTCGAGTGGGGGAGAACGGAGTTTGGCAAGAGGCCACAGTTGAGGTGGCAGAGCATCCGGCTTCACTTGATCTTGCAATCCTGCGCGTTTCGCTTGATTCGGCGTTGGCTGCACCGGCATTACCACCAGTTGATATTTGCGCGTCACCAGTGCTCCCCGCGCAAAAAGTTTTCGTGGTATCGGCGTTCAAGAAAATCGGTACTGTGAGCTACGGGTCACCGGATTACGTAACGCTAAACAAGGGAGGGCGTTGGACGGCGAACCTAACTGGCTACTTCCCGGAAGGAACCAGTGGAGGAGCAATTTACGATTCGAAGACAGGTTGCCTGGCAGGGGTCATCAGCAAGCGGCAGAAGAGCTGGTCATCGCAAGGTCCGCAGCTTTACACCACCCGATTTGTCACATCGGCGGAAATAAGCGGCTTCATTCGGGACAGTGGCGTTCGTCTTGAGACTCAAGCACAACGTTGA